TGAAGGAGTGCCGTTTTAATATGGGATATTTCAAAGACATTGCGATTGATATCGTTACGATGTATCGCGAAGATGGTATGAAGGAAGCAGAGATTGCGAAGTCTCTTGGTCTTTCGCTGACGCAGGTTCATGATGTTCTTGCTGCTTATGAGAGTGGCGATATGGATTACAGCGAGACTGATGGTGATGTTGTTTCTTATGATGATCTGGTGTTTGATCCAGGTGATGTTGATTACAATGCGGAGCACTACTAATGACTGACATGGCAAGAATTGTTGAATTGAGCCGTCAACTCGAAGAGTTGGGTTGCGCTGTTGTAATCTTTACAGAGGAAGAACTGCGTGGCGTTCGTGCTGATTATGTTCAAGATCGTTTGATCGAACTTGGTTGGGATGTCATTGACACTCTTGCTCATGATATCGAGACAGAACGATTGGCTCCACCGACTGATGAGGATTGGAACTGGGCAATCAAATGAATGATCCACATTTGACATTCATCGTAGGCTTTCTTTTTGGTCTGATTGCAGGTATACTAGTCTGTATTCCTGCAAAACGAAAGGGGAGATACTATTATGATAAGTGAATATCGTCGTTCTATTCTTGCACCAAGGACAAGAGTTCCGTTTGATGCGAGCAATCGCAAACATATGCTTGATTTTGCAAGGTTTGTGAAATATAATAGTTGGAGAGAAGGTTGCTCTTATTTCTTGGAAGATCCATACTCGGATATTCCTACGATGATTCGAGCCAAGATTGCTGATCATACTTTGTCTAAACTTGTGGAGAAAGTCTAATGAGTGAAGGTGATTTTGAAGTGATGCCGAGAGGCACAATGGAAGAGTTGCGTGTGTTGCGCAAGTTTGTAAATGAAATGATTGCACTAACTGCAATTCATGACATGCCTGTGCCTTATGAAATGCGCGCAAAGATTAACGAAGTTAGTCGCTTCTATAACGAACATGTAGAAACTTATCCGCTATGATGATCTATTGCGCTGCGCGTTTCAAACCCAAAAAGAAACGCAAAGCAAAAGGTGAAGTTGCTCGAAAGTATCGGCGCTCGGAAGCAGTTTCTGGTGTGTTGAGTATTCCGAGTCTTTCATATGGACATCGTGTTGGTGCTGGCGATGCGCGAAAACTTGAGTCGCTGAACTCTGATCGTATCTTTACAGAAAAAAGAGAGAGCCTGAAATACACAGGCACTTTGGTGAAGGGTATTGCTACGATGCACAAGTCGAACGCAGTGCCAGTTATCAATGAAGAGCAGATGCAAGATATCTCGAGAATGCGACGCGGATGATCGGTCGTATTCTCTGTTTCTTTGGTCTGCATAAATGGGAAGGATTGTGGCGAGAAAGTCGTTGCAGTTACTATCCCTTTGACATCCTTGTAAACAAAACTTGCAAACGATGCGGGAAAGTGGTTGTCCCGAAACAACCAAGTCGTCCATCTGATGAGGAATAATTTATGAGTATTCGTTCAAAGGCTATTGTTGAAACGCTGAAGTCACTTGCATTTGTGACTGTTGTTGGTGTTGGTTGGTATATTCTTCTTGAGATTCTTGGTCTCCGATTGGGATTGATTCTCATGCTTGTGAGCATGATGGGTTGGTTTGCTTGGTTGATATATGATTATTATGTCAACAAGTTTACTGTCGAAGAAAAGTTCAAACTTTGATCAGTCCCTGTAAAGGGATTTGCAAACTAGACACCCAACGTGAATATTGCGTTGGGTGTTTTCGCACAAAAGAAGAGATAACTGTTTGGACAAAGTTGCCTTTGTCAGAGCAGGAGCGTATAATAGAAGAATGCAGGCAACGTGAATATATACAACGTGATTATCAAAATAATATTTTATAGGTGACTTATGTCAAGAATGATATTTGAATTTGAAGGTGAGATTTCTAGAGGTTCTTTTTATGATCGAAACTCTACAAAGTCTGTTACTATGCAGTTGAATGATGATGATCTGAGCGTTCATGAAATTCTAAATGAGTTTCAAAACTTTCTTTCTGCTGCTGGCTATAAATTTGAAGAAGGTGCAGAGTTGATCATTTCCAGTAAGAATGATGATTGGAATGATTCTTGGAGCACTGGCTCATGGAACGAAGAAGATGAAGTTAGAAGTAACCTTGATCTTGTTGATGCGCAGAAAAATTCAAAGTATAATTTCAGCGATGAAGAAGTCAACGCTGAAGTGATTCGAATTCGCGACAGCACTCCAGGATTGAGCGAGGAAGCATATGAACTTGCCGCATATCACAATCTTGCCAAGAAAGCAGACGAAGGAGTGTAATCATGCCAGCCAAAACAGGAACAAAAGGTTTCGGAAAGGGTCGTGCTAAACTCGGTTCAAAGAAACGACAGGCTCGAAGAAAAAAGAAAAAGTAATTATGAAGATCTCTATCGGTAAATATCCGAAGAAAGGTGAACAGAAAAAGTCTATTCGCATTGATTCATGGGATACATGGAACATGGCGCATACTCTTGCTGACATCATTCATCCGATGCTCAGGCAGTTGCACAAAACCAATCATGGTGCACCATATACCGATGACGAAGATGTGCCTGAGCATCTTCGTTCTACCAACGCAAAACCAAAGAAGAACGAATGGGATACTGACTCCAATCACTTCAAGCGTTGGGACTGGATCATGAAAGAGATGATTTGGGCATTTGGCGAACTTGCCAAAGACCGTGACCCAAATTTCTGTATCAAGAAAGGCAAACACAAGTGGGTCAAGAAGGAAGGTCAAGATTGGAGCGAGATGATAACTCTTGTTGAGCCAGTTTATGATACCGAAAAAGCCAAAGCATACTATGCTCGCAAGAAAAATGCCTTTCGTTTGTTTGGCAAATACTATGAGAATCTTTGGGATTAATTATGCAACCAGAAGTAAAAGTCCACGTTACTAGAAACGGAACTCAATATGCTTTGTTCGCTCAGACAGAAATTATTTCTGATGAGATTCGACGAAACCAATATTGGAACACCTACAACTTAGAAATTGCAGATATAGTTTTAAGCGAAAATAAGGGCAACAGAGTTATTGATGTTGGTTCTGGTCTCGGTGGATTCACTGTGCCGCTCGCAATCAAATACATGAAGAGTCATATCTTCGAGGCATTTGAGCCAGTTCCTGCCATCAATCAGCAATTGAATGCAAATGCGCTGCTGAATAGACTATACAATGTTCGTTGCTATAGATTTGGTGTTGCAGATCGAAATGAGGTCATTGATCATGCCATTTTCGATCTTGCTGCTGTGAATCATGGTGCATTTTCTTTTTTGATCGATAGTTATACAAATAGAAATATTCCAGTTCCAAATGAGATCGATGTTTACGAATTACGAACTCTAGATGATTTTAGATTTGGTAATGTTGCTCTAGTCAAGATCACAGTTTCTGGAATGGAACTGGAAGTGCTTAAAGGTTCAGGAAAGATTATAGAGAATAATCAGACTCCTCCTCTCATGATTGAATGTTGGAATGATGACTGGTATAAAGAAAGAAAAGATGCTATGATTGAAGTTCTTCAGCAATACGGATACAAACAGGTATTGGTTCGAAGAGGATTCATTTATGCTTTCAACGACATCAATTTGTCTAAGAAAGTTGAGCAGAGATTGAGCGAACAAGTTCCTGGCAGCAAGGTGATGTTCAAGTGAAAGTCTCTGTCATCACACCAACCACAGGCAACCCATATCTTGCAGAATGCATTGCATCTGTAAGAGCGCAAACATACCAAAATATCGAGCACATTGTAGTTGTTGATGGTAAAGAACGTTGGAATAAGGCAGACGAAATCTTATTGGCTTCTGAATTCCCAAATGGAATGAATGAACATGTCTGCATTTTACCCTACCCTACAGGCACTAATCGTTACAACGGTCACCGTGTGTATGGTGCTGCTACTTATTTCGCAGATGGCGATTATCATATTTGGTTAGATGATGACAATGTTCTAGAACCAACTCATATAGAAAGTCTCATAAAAATTGTTCAAGAAAAGAAACTCGATTGGGCTTTTTCGTTTAGAAAGATTATAGATAAAGATAGCAATGTAATCTGTTTAGATGATTGTGAGAGTCTTGGTTTATGGCATTCTATTCTCAGTCCACAAGATTTCTTTGTTGACGTCAATTGTTATTTTGTCAAGAAAGAAGTGGCAGTTGGCATGAGTCCAGTTTGGTATCGCAAATTTCGCGAGCCAGGTCAGATGGAAATCGATCGAGCCATTGCATCAATACTAATGGGAAAACAAAACAATCTAAAGTATGATTGCACTCGCGACTATACAGTGAAATATCGAGTTGGTAATACAGGACTCTCCGTACAGGGAGAGTTTTTCCTTCGTGGAAACCAAGCGATGTTGCAATTGCATAATAACAAATTACCATGGAAAAATCATGGCTAAAACAATAAGCGATAAAATCCATGGAATTGGAACTGACATCTTTCAAGATCTAGATGTTCTAGAGAAAGATACTCAGGGATGGTCGAGCACAGGAGAGAGTTTCAGCGAAGCAATCAAAAAACTCAAACCTAAAACAATCATTGAAGTGGGAACTTGGAAAGGTGCCTCTGCCATAAACATGGCAAAACTTACTTTGGCTGAGGGTGTTCGAGATGTTGAACTTGAAGTTATTTGCGTTGACACATTTCTCGGTTCATATGAACACTATTGCACTATGGGAACATTTGATCTTCTAGAAACTAGAAAAAATGGTCGTCCAAAAATCTATGATCAATTCTTATCAAACATTGTTCATGAGAAACTACAAGATGTGATCACGCCATTTCCAGTCGACTCTGGTAATGGTGCTCTTGCGTTGAAGCATTGGGGTGTGCAAGCCGATTTGATTTATATTGATGCTGCTCATGACTACGAATATGTAAAGATCGATTTGTTTCGATATTCAGAAGTTTTGAGAGAGGGTGGATATATGATCATTGACGATTGGCACCACAACCCAATCAAGGTTGCTGCAAAAGAAGTATTTGGTGATAAGGTTGTAGACTTTCATGGGAAGGCTGCATGGATCAAGTAAAAAAATATGTTGAGAGAGTTGAGTCTGCTCTCAAATGCGCTAATGATAATCAGACAAAGTTGACAGAAAAGCAAATCAGTGAAGTCAAAGGATTATCTGGAAAAAAGATTCGAATTCTTCTAAATGAACTTGTGAAAGATGATACCAACTATCTAGAGGTTGGCACATTTACAGGCTCTACATTTATCAATGCAATGTATGGCAACAAGCCAAAATCTGCATTCGTAGTTGATTCATTCTCGGCAAAAGATAGTTGGGAAATGGATATGAAAGTGGACGTTGAGTATTCTGGAATCAATGTCAAGAATGGACTATTTCTATATTTTCTAGACAACTGCGAAGATAATGGCATCACAAACTTTACCTGCATACAAGGCGACTGTTTCGATCTTCTTCCGCCAGACAAGTTCGACATTCGTGATATCAACACGTATCTGTTCGATGCAGGACATACAAAAGAAGATCACACTCAAGCAATCACATACTATGTGAATTCTTTATCAGATGTATTCATTTATATTGTCGATGATTGGAATACAGAAGCGGTCCGCGAAGGAACTCGATTGGGATTTGAATCGGCATATGTCAAAGTTCATAAAGAATGGGAAATATTCGGCAACACTCAAAAAGTAAATGATGAAATTCACTATGATCCAGATTGGTGGAATGGCTATTATATTGCTGTCTGCGAAAAGCCATATGGATTTGTATATCCTGAAGAAGAAATTGATATCAAGCCTTTGTGGATAACAATTTCAGGAACTATTGGAGAAACATAATGAACCCATGTATCGCATCTATATTCATGAACAATATTGATCAAAAACTTGTTGCTCTACAGAAACAAGTTGTTGAGAAATATAATGTATCAAAGATTCCACACTATCATGTATACACAGAGGCACCTCCTGGCTATACAATGGATAAACTTGTTGATATGCTCGAACAAAAAGGGCATGATGCAATTATGTTCTTGGACATTGATTGTTTGCCTCTGGAAAATAATGCACTCAATTACTTTTTCGAAAGAGCATATATGGGGAAGGTGATTGGCTCTGCACAGCGAAGCAATCATATACAGAATGATCAACATGTTTTCTGCGCACCACATAACGTAACATTCACTGTTGAAATGTATCGTAAACTTGGCAATCCTTCGTTTATGCCAAACTATCGTGGTGATGTTGCAGAAGAATTGACTTTTAGAGCCAGAGAGAGTAATATACCTATTGAGATCTTGATGCCGCTGCGTTATGATGCACCGCCAATTCGTATGGATTGGGAACCAAAGGATGCACCACCATACTGGGATCTTGCTGATGGTATGCCGAAGTATGGCATCGGCACAACATTTGGTCTTACAAATAGAGATGGTACAACAATGGATTTGTTCTGGCATATGTACCAAAGTTTTCATCCAGGACAAAACGAAAGATTTACAAAGAAGTGTGAGGAATTACTCAATGGCTAATCGTAGTGACTTTTTTAGTGCAAAACTTCCACGCAGCATCAAGCGCATGCTTACAATGGGTCAAGTTTATAACTTTACTGGTGATCAACATGCACGTGGTGATCTTCGTCGATCAATGATAAATGCTCACGCCAATCATGTTGGCTTCAAGATGAAGCGACATAATACTGAAAATCGTGATGCAGGTGATAGTGAATAATGCACTCTCTCAGAGAACTAAATGACTTTATGGTCTCTAAAGAAATAGAGATCAAAGAGTTTGGTGGTTGGTATATCAAAGTTGGCAAAGATACTTGGACAATGGCACATGATGTTTTTTATCGAAACGGATTGCCGCAAAGTCTGAGAGAAAAAGATTTATTTGATAATTACAAAAGGAAGAAACAAAATGTCGAACATCAAAGCACTGAAACTCGTAAGTGGCGAGGAATTAGTAGTAGAAATTACAAATGAAGAAGGGGATCTAATCACCTTCAAGAATCCTGTTGCTTGCGTAATGCAACGTCGACAGGATGGTCCTGCTCTTGGATTTATGCCTTGGATGCAAGCCGCTGATGGTCCTTTCACAATCAGTCGTGACAAGATTATTACTGCTGGTGATGTTGCCGAGGAAGTGAAAAACGGGTATAATCAGATCTTCGGTGCAGGAATTGTCGTTCCTCCCAAGGATTTGATTTTGGGGTAATATGTCCGATTTTTATACTAACATCTGCGTCTCTGGAAAGTTTATTCTCTTCAGAGGCGTAGAGAATGATAGAAGGGTCAGACGGAAGGTTGAATTCCGTCCGACCTTTTTTCTTTCCAGCCAAGAAAAGTCTGAGTATACAACTCTTGCTGGTGAGTATGTGAAACCAATTCAGCCAGGAACAATTCCTGAGTGTCGTGAATTCTTAGAGAGGTACGAAAGTGTCGACAATTTTCCTGTTTTTGGGAATAATCGCTATGAGTATGCTTATATTGCTGATGAGTATCCTGACGATATTCTTTGGGATGTCAGTAAAATACTTATTGCCTATCTTGATATCGAAGTTGGATCCGAAAACGGATTTCCAGAACCAAGAGATGCAAACGAATCAATCACAGCAATCTCTATCAAAGTCAAGGGTAATTATTTTGTGTTTGGTTGCGGCGATTATAACAAGCATCGTGACGACGTGCACTATGCAAAGTGTCGCGATGAGTCCGACCTTATACGAAGATTCCTCGACTTATGGACAAGATGGCATCCAGATGTAGTCACTGGTTGGAACGTCGAGCAATTCGATATTCCATATCTTACGAATCGTATCACCAAACTCTTTGGTGAAGATGAAGCCAAGAAACTTTCTCCTTGGAATCGTATCAGCAAACGCGATACTGTGATGATGAATCGTCCTGTGCAGTTCTATGATATTTCTGGAATTGCAATTCTTGATTACATTCAACTCTATCGCAAGTTTACTTATTCACAGCAAGAGTCGTACAGACTAGACAATATTGCTCACGTTGAGTTGGGTGAAAAGAAATTAGATTACTCTGAATTCGAAACGCTGCACCAACTCTACAAGCACGACTATCAAAAATTCATTGAGTATAACATCAAGGATGTCGAGTTGGTCGAGAAACTCGAAGACAAGATGAAGTTGATTGAGTTGGCGTTGACTCTTGCTTATGACAACAAAGTAAACTACGATGATGTGTTCACGCAGGTTCGTATGTGGGACGCGATTGTCTACAATTACTTGTTGAAGAAAAAGATTGTCATCCCTCAAATGAAGAAGGGATCAAAGAGTTCGCAGTATGAAGGTGCTTATGTTAAGGATCCAATCCTTGGCATGCACGAATGGGTTGCGTCATTTGACTTGAACAGTCTGTATCCGCACTTGATCATGCAGTATAACATTTCGATGGAGACTTTGATTGAACCAACGAAGTATACTGATAACATGCGTGGCTTTATTCAGAACTGTAATGCTAACGTTGAAAATCTACTCAATCAAGAAGTTGACACTGCAATTCTAAAAGATCTTGGTGTAACTGTAACACCAAATGGTCAGCTGTTTCATGTGAACAAGGGTCAAGGTGTTCTGCCTGAGATTATGGATAGCATGTACAAAGACCGCACACGCTATAAGAAGTTGGCAATTGAAGCCAAGAAGAAAATCGAAACTGTTCTTGAAGATAAGAATCAAGTGCAGTATCTCGAGAAACAAGTCGCGCGATATAATAATCTTCAGTTGGCAAAGAAAGTTACTCTGAACTCTGCTTACGGTGCACTTGGCAATCAATACTTCCGCTTCTTTGATATTCGTATCGCCGAGGGCATTACTACAGCAGGTCAGTTGTCTATTCGTTGGATTGAAAAGAAGATCAACGAGTATATGAACAAACTTCTCAAGACTCAAGATGAAGATTATGTGATTGCTTCGGATACCGATTCGATCTATCTGAATATGGGTCCATTGGTCAAGAAGTTGTATCCGAATGTTGATGACACTAAAAAAGTTATCAAGTTTATGGATAAGGTTTGCGATGATAAGATTCAACCGTTCATTGATGCATCGTATGAAGAACTGAAAGAATATGTCAATGCGTATCAGCAGCGCATGGAAATGAAGCGTGAGTCTCTTGCAGACAAAGCAATCTGGACTGCGAAGAAACGATATATTCTCAACGTGTATAACAGCGAAGGTGTGGCGTATGCCAAACCTAAACTCAAGATCATGGGTCTTGAGGCTGTCAAATCTTCTACACCGTCTGCTTGTCGCACGAAGATTAAAGAAGCAATCAATATTATCATGACCCAAACTCAAGATGATTTGCATAAGTTCATTGATAAGTTTCGTGTAGAGTTCAGAAAATTGCCTGTTGAAGATATCTCATTCCCAAGATCGGTAAATGGTCTTGGTGAGTATGGTGATTCTGCAAGTATCTTCAAGAAGGGTACACCAATTCATGTCAAGGGTGCTCTCGTTTACAATCACTTCTTGCGTGAACTGAATCTCACAAAACGATACCAGCAAATTCAAGAGGGTGAGAAGATCAAGTTTGTTTATCTCAAGCAACCAAATATCTTCAACAACAACACTCTTGCATTTTTGTCTGGTTTACCAAAGCAACTGGGTGCTGAGCAATATATTGATTATGACTTACAATTTGATAAGTCATTTCTTGAGCCTCTTGATATCATTTTATCTGCTATTGATTGGCAAAGTGAAAAGGTTGATTCACTAGATTGCTTTTTTGAATAAAATGTTTTATAATAGATTAGTCCCCAAACGGAGAAATACACATGAGTTTGCTTGAAAAACTAAAGAAGAATACGACAATCAAAGACACTGCGATTCTTGCCAAGTCTAAGTTCTTTGCTGCAAAGGATATGATTCAGACCAGCATTCCTGTAGTGAATGTTGCGTTCTCTGGTGATCTTGATGGAGGCTTCACTCCTGGTCTCACGATGTGGGCTGGTCCGAGTAAGCACTTCAAGACTGCATTCAGTCTCTTGATGGCAAAGGCATATCAAGACAAGTATCCTGACTCAGTTGTTCTGTTCTACGACTCTGAGTTCGGCACTCCACAAAACTATTTCACTTCGTTTGGTATTGATACCGATCGCGTTGTTCATACTCCGATTACGGACGTTGAGCAGTTGAAGTTTGATATTATGCAGCAGTTGAGTAACATCGAGCGCGGCGAGCGCGTGATGATTGTTATCGACTCTATCGGGAACTTGGCTTCGAAGAAAGAAGTTGAGGATGCGATGGATGGCAAGTCAGTCGCTGACATGAGTCGTGCAAAGCAAATTAAATCCCTGTTCCGTATGGTGACACCACACCTTACACTAAAGGACATTCCTATGGTCGTAGTAAATCACACCTACAAGGAAATAGGTTTGTATCCCAAGGATATTGTTGGTGGCGGAACAGGTTCTTATTACTCGGCTGATAACATTTACATCCTTGGTCGTCAGCAAGAAAAAGAAGGCACTGATCTAATTGGTTATAACTTTATTATCAATGTAGAAAAATCTCGTTATGTTCGTGAGAAAGCCAAGATTCCAGTCACTGTTCGTTTCGATGGTGGCATTTCTAAGTACAGTGGTCTTCTTGACATGGCACTTGAGTCTGGTCATGTTACGAAGCCAAATGTAGGTTGGTATGCCAAAGTGAATACTGCAACTGGTGAAGTTGATAGTAAGAAGTGGCGTTTGGCTGATACTGAGTGCGCAGAGTTCTGGGATCCTATTCTTGCTGATGAAAAATTCAAAGAGTGGGTCTGTAGTAACTACCAGTTCAGTGCAGCAGTGGCTGGCAATTTGATTGATGAGGTTGTAGACGATGGTCATGAATAAAATTCAAGATCTTATTGCCAAATGTGAGTTTTGGTATGCTCGAAAGTTCATCACACTCGAAAAACATTATACGTTCTTTTTAGATTTAAATGGTCCACCTGGATCATTTGCGGTTAAATTATTAGGAAAGTATGATGGTGTAATTGTTGAGTACACTAATGTTACAGTTGGTGAAAATGGATTGTTGACTTTTGATTTTGATATTATATCGAATGTTAATAATTGTGATGTGAAGTCAAGAAGTTTTATTCGCTTTACTCAAAACGTAATGCGTAGTATGATTTATAATGCTATAAAAAATCTAGAGAAGGATTTTAATGAAAACGGAAAACTTGATCTTGTCGAATCTGATTCGGAACGAGACTTATATGAGGAAGTCTCTGCCATTTCTGAAGAAGGAGTATCTGACCGAAAGCCACGAAAGAAAACTATTCGAGCAAATAAAGGAGTTCATCCTAAAGTATAACAGTCTTCCACCGATTGCGGCTCTTGAAATTTCTCTCAAAGAGTCTACGAAACTCACTGAAGTTGAGTTAAATAAGTCTCTTGACCTACTCAAGGAAGTATCAAGTGACAAGTCAGAACAAAAACTCGAATGGCTTCTTGACACTACAGAAAAGTTTTGCCAAGAAAAGGCAATCTATAATGCTATCATGGATAGTATTCAGATCCTTGATGGCAAAGATGAAGCGAGGGGCAAAGGAAGCATTCCTGCTCTTTTGTCTGATGCTTTGGGGGTTAGTTTCGATCCTTCTATTGGTCACGACTTTTTGGATAATTACGCTGATCGGTATGATTTCTATCATCGTATCGAGAAACGAATCCCCTTCGATCTTGAATACTTCAACAAAATTACTAAAGGAGGACTGCCGCAAAAGACCCTTAATATTGCTCTCGCAGGTACTGGCGTCGGCAAGTCTCTTTTTATGTGCCATGTGGCTGCTAGTTGCTTGGTTCAGAACTACAACGTTCTATACATTACTCTAGAAATGGCTGAAGAGAAGATCGCCGAGAGAATCGATGCGAATCTTCTGAATGTCTCTCTTGACGATCTCATGAACATGCCGAAAGATATGTATGAGAAGCGCATGGGTAAACTCAAGGAGAAGGTAAAGGGTAAGTTGATCATCAAAGAGTATCCAACTGCATCGGCGAATCCTGCTCACTTCCGCGCATTGATCAATGATCTTGCGTTGAAGAAAAACTTTCGTCCAGATATTATTTTCATCGACTATCTAAATATCTGTGCGTCGGCGAGAATCAAAGCAGGTGCGAATGTTAACTCCTACACCTATATCAAAGCGATTGCGGAAGAACTTCGTGGTCTTGCAGTGGAGAATAATGTTCCGATTGTTTCGGCAACTCAGACGACTCGATCTGGCTTTAGCAACTCGGATCCTGGGCTAGAAGATACTTCAGAATCGTTTGGTTTGCCAGCCACTGCTGACTTTATGTTTGCACTGGTAAGCACTGAAGAACTGCAACAGTTAAATCAGATCCTTGTGAAGCAGTTGAAGAATCGTTATAATGATCCGAATCTTCATAAGAGATTCACAGTTGGTATTGATCGAGCCAAGATGAAGTTGTATGATCTTGAGCAGAAAGCCCAAGATGCTGTGATGCAAGAAGCAGAATCAAAGCCAGTCTTTGATCGTGGTCGTAGTACAGACAAGTTCAAGAATCTGAAGGTGTAATGAAACTACAGAAGATTGAGAAGAAGGTTTATGCTCTTGCCGAAAATTGGGTCGGCGAGAAACATGTACCAACTATGATTCGTCAATTGAACAAAGCATTCAAACCTTTCATTGTTTGCTTTTCCTCTGGAAGATTTGAAGACGATTACTATCCTGATCACAATGTAATTGTGAACGGACATTACTGTAATCGAATTTCTGATATTATCCCAGAACACATATACATTCAATTGAATTTCCCAAAGGATGTTCAGAAAGTATCCATAACTGAGAAGGGTGCTAAGAATTTGGCTGTAAAGGTTATTCGTGCAATTCACCATGAATACCGTCATAAACATCAGCAGAAACAGCGCCCATTTCTTTTGCAAAAAGAATACAAACCAAAACCTAAACAGAATAAAATGAAGGCTATGTATTATGGAAATCCTGATGAGTTAGATGCTCATGCATATGAAACTCAGGCTGAGAAGTTCGATATAAATAAATTGCGTTCGGCTCATAAGATTGGCTGGAGAGAGTGTGAAGCCATCTTTATGTATCGAAAAACGTTTCGGACTCAAGACCCAAAGGTCTGGCAAAAGTTTCTCAAAAAGGTTTATAAGAATGCTTCAGCCTAAAGATATTCTTTCAAGTTATCCAAAGAAAGATGTTCCAATATTATGTTTACCTTCTCACCCAAATGTTAAATTTTGGATAATTCCAATCAGGGATTATGCTGACCTATTAGAAAAACAAGTTAAGAAATCATTTGCAAACACTCCAGCAAAAATGAAATATCTGAATATGTTGGTGGGTTATGCTTCTGGTGAAAAAGGAATTAAGGCAGATTCTCTTCAATCAGCATTGAAAGATAGTAAATTCTCTCCTTCTGAGGTTGCAAAAGATTTTGGAGAACTTCTTGCCCCATTCTATGGATTAAGATATCTCGATAAATTCATGTCTAAAAATGGCGTGAAGGTTCAGAAAGGAACAATACGTCATGCTTATGGCGAACCTGGTAAAAAGTTGAATTCAATTTGTTTCCCAGATGCACAAAATTATCCTATATTTGACTTCTTTGTTCAAAACGGATATTATTTTGGGTTTAGCGTAAAGGCAATGACAGGTGGATCCAATACATTATCACCAACTTATATTGCACAAAGAGTTAATAAGTTAAAAGATTCTGCTCAAAAACAATTAAAAAAAGATTATCCAATTGAGTTTACAGTATTAAGTGTTCTAGCGGAACAAAAAACTTTTGCTGGTCCAGTAGTAGCATTTGGTAAAATTTTAGATATAAAAGGAAATCATTTCCCAGCAATATCTGAAATCAGAGAAATCTTTAAAAAAACAAATTTCGAAAAAGATTCTGAGATTATCGAGAAAAATAAAGAGAAACCTTTATCTGCTTTAAAGTTGAGCGATCGAACTGCATACAATAAATTTATGAACAAGTTTATCATCGATGCCACAAAACAAGATGATAAAGAAAAATATAAGTCGGGAAAGAAAGAATATACTCCAGAAAATCTGGTATATGCGTTTATTAAGTATTTGGCTATGATAGATTATGATCTTCAGCCAATGCTAAGAGAACTATTCCCAGATTTAAACATCATTAAAGTTGATATAGATAATAAGGGTGTGCCGAACTTTAAAATGGTGACTATTATCGAAGCAAAAGATACCATTTTACAAGAATCGTTTGATTTGAGAAGTAAAGCGGCATTCAATAGAGTTAATGATAAACTAGGAATTCAATTATAATTGAGGCTTTATGACGACATTTGTGACTGGTGGTTTGGGATTTATTGGATCTAATTTTGTCCATGCTCACCTAAAAAAGCATCCTTCTGATACAGTTGTTATTATTGACAACTACTCGTACGCAGCAGATTCGAACAATATTCTTGGTCTTCATGAGGACTATCGTGTCATCGTGAAGCGTTGTGACATTCGCAATCTCCCTTTACTGGATCAAATTTATCACGATTATGAGCCAGACATTACCTTTCATTTTGCGGCTGAGTCTCATGTTGATAATTCTATTGCTGGTGATGACATTTTCCTCAGCACCAATATTGATGGCACTCACAACATTCTAAAATGTATTCGTAAGTTTGGTGGCAAACTCGTACATATCTCTACCGATGAAGTCTATGGATCACTCTCTCATGACGATCCACCATTCACCGAAAAGACTCCATACGATCCTCGCAATCCGTATTCTGCATCAAAGGCAGCAAGCGATCATTTAGTTCGCGCATATGTGAATACACATAAGATTGATGCAGTTGTGACTAATTGCTCAAATAACTACGGTCCGCGACAGCACAAAGAAAAGTTTATCCCAACAGTAATTCGTCATATCAAGAACAATACACCAATTCCTGTTTATGGTACAGGTCAAAATGTTCGTGACTGGATCTTTGTCGACGATCATTGCGAGGCATTGCTCACGATCGGTGCAAACTTTAAGTCTGGTGAGCGTTATAATATCGGCGGTGGAGTTGAGATGAGCAACCTTCAAATGGTTACACTGATTCTCGATCTAATGGGCAAACCAGTTCACATGTATCAGAACTGGATTAATTTTGTACCTGATCGTAAAGGTCACGATTTTAGGTACTCGATGGATGCGACTAAAATTGCACACGACTTGGGTTGGCAAGCGAAAACGAATATTAATGATGGCTTAATTAAAACTTTGGAGTGGTATAATGCGTAAAGGAATTATTTTATCTGGTGGACTAGGCTCACGTCTATACCCATGCACAAAGGCGATATCTAAGCAGTTACTTCCTGTCTACGACAAACCATTGGTCTACTATCCAATCTCAACATTGATGATGGCGGGCATTCGAGATATTCTGATCATCACGTCACCCATTGATCGTGCACCATTTGAGAATCTAATTGGAAATGGTTCTCAGTGGGGATTGAGCATTTCTTATGCTACTCAATTGGAGCCAAAGGGTATCGCCGAATGTTTTCGTATTGCTGAGAAATGGATCGGTGAAGATGATGTCACGCTTATTCTTGGCGACAATATCTTCTATGGCAATGAACTTATCAATCGTTTCAATCGCGCAGCAAACAACCACAAGGGTTCTACCTTATTTGCATATCATGTTGCTGATCCAGAGAGATTTGGTGTGATTGAACAAGACTCAAGTGGCAATCCAGTTAAGATTATTGAAAAACCAAAAGTTGCACCAAGCAATTATGCAGTCACTGGGCTTTACTTTTATGACAATAAAGTAGTAGACTATGCATGGCAGATTCAGCCTTCTGCAAGAGGAGAGTTAGAGATCACTGATATTAATAATCTTTACATGGAAAACCATGATTGTACAATTGAATATCTAAATCGTGGTATTGCATGGATTGATACTGGCACATTCGAATCTCTATCTGAGGCGTCAACTTTTGTTGGCTCAGTACAAAGAAGAACAGGCATGATGATTGCTTGCCCCGAAGAAATAGCGTATAATAATGCTTGGATCACAGAACACGAAGTTCGTCGTGCTGCTGAGAAGTACAGCAAGTCTGATTATGGTAAATATCTTGGTCAAATTTTGAGGATGAAATAATGAGTGACGTAAAACAAATGATTGAAGAATTGGTTGCCACTGTTGGCACACCGAAGTATGCTTACAATTGCAAAGAGTTTACTCCTGGCAAAGATACAGTCTTTTATTCTGGTCCATATTGGGACGAGAAAGAAGTCATTGCTGGCGTCACTGCATTCCTCACAGGCAAGTGGCTCGTCTCTGGTGAGCAGGTTGCAAAGTTTCAGTGGGCATTCGGTCACAAGTTTAATGTGAAGCATTGTCACATGGTGAACTCTGGGTCATCAGCCAACTTGACTATGGTTGCTGCTCTTAAGAAGCACTTGGGTTGGAAGGATGGTGATCAAGTTATCGTATCACCCGTTGGATTCCCAACAACGATTGCTCCGTTGGTTCAGAATGGTCTTGCTCCAGTCTTTGTTGACATTGAAATGAAAACGCTCAACTTTGATCTTGATCAAGTTGAAAAGTGGATCACTGATAAGACCGTCGCTATTTTCGTTTCACCCGTTCTCGGCAATCCGCCACATATGGATCGCATCAAAGATATGTGCGAGCGACACGGCATTCGTTTGATTGGCGATAACTGCGATTCATTGGGCACAAAGTGGGATGGTAAACTTCTAACGGATTATTACTATGCGTGGACAACTTCTTTCTATCCTGCTCACCACATTTCGACAGGCGAAGGCGGGATGGTTTGCTCAAACGACGAGCAACTCATCAACACTGCTCGCAGCATTAGCTGGTGGGGTCGTGATTGTCGTTGCGTTGGTGCTGCTAACCTATTGGCTTGTGGAACATGTGGTAATCGCTTTGATAAATGGCTTGAAGGATATAATGGAATAATCGATCACAAGTATCTCTTCACGAACATGGGATATAATCTCAAACCACTTGATCTTCAAGGTGCGATTGGTATTGAGCAGTTGAAAAAGATTGATGAAATTGACGTCAAGCGTCGTGTGAACTTTGCGCGCATCAAGCATCTCTTTGAAAAGTATATCCCTGGTGTTCGTGTTGCTGAGAATCTTCTCTTGGCTGATCCGTCATGGTTCGGTGTTCCGTTGATCACTGATACACCTGAACTGAAGGAAAAACTACAAGCCTTCTGTGAAGAGAATAAAATTCAAACTCGCAATTACTTCGCTGGAAATATTCTATTGCATCCTGGCTACAAGCATCTTGATGATGCTACCAAGTATCCAAACGCAAACAAGGCATTGAGCAATGTGTTCTTCGTCGGATGCCCACCGCACTACGGTGAAGAAGTGTTTGCCTATTATGAGAGTGTAATGCAAAAATGGGTATGCTAAATGTTTTCGGAGGAAACGGATTCGTCGGATCGCAATTCTGCAATACAACGAAAAATGGGTATATCAAAAATTATCGAGAAAATATCGGAGTATTTTCTCCCGACGTTGTTTACTTTATTAGTACTGTTGACAATTATAACGTACACGTCGATCCTAATTTGGATATTGACACTAATCTAACGATTTTGATGAGAGTTCTGAACAATTATCGATTCTATATAGAGACGAACAAGAAAGATGGATGTTTCAACTTCATCAGTTCTTGGTTTGTCTATGGACAGGACTCGGGTTTCGGAGAGGGTGCACGTGGCATTCCTGAAACAGATCCTTGTGATCCAAAGGGTTTTTATTCGATAACAAAACGATGCGCTGAGCAGTTGCTTATGTCTTATTGCGAGACATTCAATTTGAATTACCGCATTCTGAGATTAGCCAATGTCCTTGGTCCGAAAGATAAAAAAGTTTCTGCGAAGAAGAACGCAGTCCAATATCTATTGGGCGAACTCGCTGCAAACAAACGAGTCGACCTCTATGATAGTGGTTATTTTTATCGTGACTATATTGATGTTAGGGATTGCGCTCGAGCAATCGATTTGGTCGTCAACAAGGGCGAACTCAACTCAATCTACAACATCGGAAACGGAAAGGGAATAATCTTTCGTGATATTATTCGTTATGCTCGAGATGCAATGGACTCTGGCTCAGAGATTCGTACGATTGAACAGAAAGAGTTTCATAAGAAGGTTCAATCTTCTCGCTCTTTCTTTATGGATAATACCAAGTTAAAAGAGTTGGGATATCGTTCAGAGCATACGATCAACGAAACGATTGATACGATCATTCAAGATATCTTAATTAATCAAATTAACTAAATATACTTGTAATCCCACAGTGTGGAGAGAGTATGTTTGGCTTCAAGCAGTATATTCCTTTATTATCAGAACAGAAAAAACCAGTTCGCGGAATACTACACCTCCCACATCCTTCTGAAGCCGCTTTTAACACTCGTAAAGGCGCAGTCGGATCCACTCTCTCCAAGATTCAAGGTGTTATCAGTGGTCGCACTCCGATCACTCGAAAGATCGACGATCGCATGTCCTTCCAGACTATTCGCACTCCAGAAGGTAAAGTCGGTGTGAAATATAAAGGTACTGGCGCGACCTATAATTTCTCAGCCGAAGATATTAAAAAGCAACACAGCGAAAAGCCATACATCGCTGGACCACTAATGAATATTCTCAAGCACGTTCATAAAGTGCTTCCAAAGGGTCCAGGCGAGTATCAAGGTGGTTATCTCAGTTCTCTTGAAGATCGCACCGAAGAAGATGGTAAAATCGGTCATAAGCCAAATACGATTCGCTATTCTGTAGATAAAAATTCTCCAGAAGGAAAGAAACTTGCAAAGGCTCCGTTGAGTATTGCATTGCACTCACGCATTGCTGAAGATGGCAGCACAACTCCAATCGGTGAAGGTGAGTTACAAGAACATCCAGATGTCCATCTGATGAGTCATCTTGTTTCTAGCGAAGAAAGAAAACTATCTCCAGACGCAAAAAGAAAAGCACTTGAGCATATTGCTGCAGCCAAGAAACTTGGGCAAAAGCATTCTCATGATCACCATGAAGGTCATGATGAAACTCTATTGCGTTATGCAAACTCAACCATTGATACTGGTGAAAAGCCAAACGCAAAGGGCTATATCAAATTCCTAGAAAAGCACCATCAGAAAAGAATAGATTCTGTAAAAACAGAAAAGGCTAAAAACCAAAAAGCAGAAGAAAGAAAAGCCTCGATCAATCATGTAAATGATAACCTAGATAAATTCGATAAGACATTTGATATGCATCATCATATTCAACAAGCAACATATGCTGTTGCTGATGCATTATCCAAAACAGCCAGTGGTGGTTACTCTCACAAAATCGATGGAGAAGAAGCTGCTGGTGAAGGATTCGTTTCGGGTGGAATGAAGTTTGTTCCAAGAAAATTCACTGAAGCAAATCGTAAACGTTCAGCAGCACTGAAAGCGCAAAAGAGTCTAATATGAGTAAAGCAACATTTACCTTTGGAAGATTCAACCCACCAACAGAAGTGGGTCATGGTAAATTGGTGAGCGCAGTTCAATCACATGCAGAAAAAACTGGCGGTCGTCATTACATCTTCCCATCACACTCTCAAGATTCCAAGAAAAATCCATTGACTCATGGTGACAAAGTTGGCGCAATGAATCGCATGTTTCCAAACGCAAATGTTGTTTCCTCTGGTAAAGTGCGCACAGCAATTGATGCGATGAAGCATTTAGAGAAACAAGGACACAAAGAAGTTACAATGGTTGTTGGTTCTGATCGCGTTGATAACTTCCATTCTCTACTCAATAAATATAGAACTAAAGAATTTCCAGGAATCAAAAAAGTGAACGTTGTATCAGCAGGTCATCGAGATCCAGACGCAGAAGGTGCTGAAGGTATGTCTGCTTCTAAACTTCGTGGATTAGTTGCTGCTGGCAAGAAAAACGAATTTGTTTCACACTATAGCGATCCAAAATTGGGCGCACATATACATGATAAGGTAAAAGCAGGTATGCAAATGGAATCAACAAACCCAGTCGGCATTTTTCTACTTGGTGGTCCAGGAAGCGGAAAGGATTATCTTCTCAAGAATATCTTTTCTCGTTTCGACCTAACTGAGGTTCAAGCCGATCAAATTCTCAATGGTGCTGCTGCAGAACTATTCGAATCAAATAAAAATATCGTCATCAATGGCGCTAATGATGCTGAGAAGATCGAACTAGTACAGAATATGCTCGAAGGCTACACCTTTGATTTTGTTCATGTATCTGTTACAAATAAAGTTTCTCGTTTGCGCAATGAACAGCGTGAACAACCAATTACTGAATCAAAGCGTATTGACAAATATCTAAAAGCTGAGCAATTAGCAAAAGATGTTGAAGCATTTATTTTCAATAACTCAATCAATCTCAACGAATCATCAGAGATGGAAAGATTGTTTTTCGGTTCTCAAATCGAAAAACTTCTAGAAAGAGTTGTTGAACTCGGACTTCACATTGAAGAAACTCCAGCACCAAAATCGTTTTCAATTCTTCGCGAAAAGAAGTTTCCTACAGTTGCAAAAGATAAGGCATCAGGATTACCTAAGAAATATGTTCGTGGATTGAGTGCCTCAACAGCGAAAGCAAGAGCAGCTCATTGGAAAGAAAAATCAAAGTTATCTGACAGTGATCCGCGTGCATATGAGCCAGCTCCTGGCGATGCAACTGCAAAAACGAAACCAAGCAAGCATACTCTCGCTGTTCGTAAGATGATGGATGAGGCTGAGCAACAAAAGGTTCGCCGCATTGCTCGTAGTGGCAACATCACTGCAGTGATGGACAAGCGTAAAGATACTGGGCGTGTCAACGAAGGTGCTTCTGATTCTTCTATCTCAGCAAAAGCGGAGAAGTCTGGTATCTCTGTCGGCACACTCCGTAAAGTTTATAATCGCGGAGTTGCTGCTTGGAATTCAGGACATCGTCCAGGAACAACACCACAACAGTGGGGTCATGCTCGTGTGAATTCTTATATCAACAAAGGTAAGACATATCATACAGCAGATAAAGATCTGCGTGAAGATGTAGAAGATCTAGATGCGCTATTTGAGATGCAATTGGTGGGTACAGACGAATATCGTAAGCATGCCATTGCTATGACGCCAGGACAGGGAGAAGTTGAAGATGCTTACAAATCTAAAAAGAATGCTATTCCAGAAGAAACCGATTGTGGATGCGAAAGCGATTGCGGCTGCGACGATAGCAATCAAAATGAATCGACTGGAGGAAGAGGTGAGCGAAGTGTTCCAAAGAGTTTTAGAGACCTCAGAACAGAAGCCAAAAAAGAAAAAGAAGAAGACACTCAAGTAACTGCAGTGTTTGATCCAAAATTAGGTGACTCTAAAAAGAAAGCATCAAATATCAAAACTCCACCAAGAAATATTGATTCAACAATGCAGGGACTTCCTGTTGCTTCTCGCTTCAATGCATATGAAGAAAAGAAGCCAGAGGATAAGTTTATGCCAACTCCTCGTCAGGTTCCAGCACCTCCAGGCGGTCATGCTGTTCCAAAAGGATATAAGCGAGTCAAAGACCATATCGCTGGTTGGAAACTTGTCAAAGAAGAAGATGCTCCAGAACTAACTCTTGAAGAGGCAGTTCAGTATCACCTCGAGAATAATATTTCGATCACAGAAAACGTTTTTCGTCCAGCATCTGAAATGTTCTTTGAAATGATCAAAGAAGCCAAGCGTCTTTATAAAGAAGGAAAGTATACTCCTAAAGACGAATGGGAAAAAGACATGCTTCAAACAGATATTGGCGAAATCGCAGAGTTCGAGGGTCAAGCAGTCGTTCTTGATTATCCAATCGAAGAGGGTCTTGAGGAGTGCTGGACTGGTTACACTCAGAAGGGAATGAAAAAGAAAGGTGATAAGATGGTCCCTAACTGCGTTCCGATGAGTGAAGCAGAAGATCCAACTGGTGGTAAGGGTATCGGCAAACCATTTCGCTCTGGTGGTGGTGGCGCTGTATATGTTCGTGTTGGAGACGGCATTCGCAAGATCAATTTTAGCCAATCTGGAATGACAAAGAAGTTCAACGATCCTGCAGCAACTCGCAGTTTCGTTGCTCGTCATCACTGCTTGTCTAATAAAGATAAGACGTCAAGATCTTATTGGGCATGCCGTTGGCCAAGATTCTTTAGCAATTCAGGAAAAACATGGTGGTAGAAAATAAGCCATATGAGGATCAAAAACTAAATAATTGGTCCTTTATACGAACCTTCAAACATGATGTGTTGAATGAAGAGTTGGCTTGGCATCGTGATGAAAATGGTAGATTTATAGAAGTATTAGAGGGTAGTGGCTGGGAGATCCAGTTTGACGATAAGTTACCAGAAAAGTTATACAAGGGCGATAGGTTTTTTATTCCCGCAAAAACCTTTCATAGACTAAAACGTGGGACAACAGATCTTACAGTAAAGATCGAGGAATTCTAAATGGCAGACGTAAAAGTTCCAGCACTCTTGCACAAGATGTCAAAGGCTGCACAAAAGGCTTGGTATAAGAAAAATAATATGGCGATGCCTGATGATGCTGGCGGCAGATCTGCTGCAGCAGCAAAACGTGTAAAAGTTGCACCAAGAAAAGAAATTGCTGTCGAACCAAATTCTGTTCGCGCCATCAATGCTGCAAAACAAAAGGCTTATATGGCAAAGGGCGGTCGTCAACCAATCGGTGCTGCTGGTTCTGGTGGGCATAGTTCTATGGCTGGATCAAATATGTCAACGGCAAAGGGTATCGTTGCTGGAATCAAAGCAGGATATAACCCAAAAGTTTCACTAGATCCATATGAGTCAGAGAAAGCAAAGAAAGTTGGTCCACGATCACTCAAACTCAAAAAAGAATCAGTTGATAAAGAAATGATTGGCGAAGTTAGTCGTATGATGGATAAAGTCATCAAGAAACCTTCCTCTGTTGATATCGCATCAGATGTCACAAAATTTCTAGAAAGAGGTGGAAAGGTTACTGTATATAAGCCACAAAAAGCCAAATTTAGAGCAGGAACAGCATTGGCATCAAAACACGATACAACAGTTGCAAAAGCCGCAGGTGGCAAACATGTCATGAGAAATCAGATTGGTAAAAATCTTGGGTTGGCTCGTGCAGGATTACTAAACAAAATGCTCACACCAAGTAAAAAAGAAAAATTTGCCACTGAGTCAGTTGAACTCGACGAAGTCACAAAGAAAGAAGCTGAAGCAGTTATCGGCGGTCCAGTCAAGGAGAAACCAAAAATGCCACCAGGAAAACAACCAGCAGGATATCGCTACGTTCGTTCACTTGCTCGCAAGGCTATGAAGGGTGGCGTCTCTGCAATTCATAAATCAATGGAAAAGACCATGCAAAAAGAAGATGTCAATGAGGCAGTCAAAGATGCAGCAGACGTCGGCGAGTATGATTACGAAGGAGATATGGCAAAGTCTCAACTTCGTAGTATCATGGCAAACTCAAAGCGTATGCATGATATGCTCGAAGAAAATACAAATCTTCCTGAGTGGGTACAGAGCAAGATTACTCTTGCTGAAGATTACATTTCAACTGCATCAAATTATATGCAAGGTGAGATGAACGAAGAAGTCGAACAGATTGATGAGAAAATGAATTTGGCAAAAGCCAAGATGGGTGATGTTGTGAAAGACTTCTATAAATCAAAGGCACCTCAGTTCAAAGGAAAGAGCATGGCAAAGCGTCGTGAGATGGCTGTTGCCGCAAAACTTGGCGCTGAGCGAGAAGCAGGAATGCGCGAAGAAGTCGTAACAGAAGGTGAAGGCACTGTTGCTGTAACTCCAAAGGAAAAGGCACTCGCTGCGCATCACGGCGATAAAACAAAAATCACATATGGTGATGTAATCAAGGCAAGACTCAAATCAGCCGCTGCAAAGAAGATGGGTAAGTAATATGAAACATGTAGTCGAACTCAAATACACCAATCCTTCTCACGAACATGTTTCTTTGCGACGTCGCGTTGAAACAGTCAATCGTGTTGTTGAGGCTCAAAGTGCTGACGAAGCCTTGAATCGTGCTGCAAATCAGCAGCGTTCACTTGGATTTCGTATTCAATCTGCAAACATTGTTGAGCAGAAAATTGAAGAATCAACAAGTGCATTGATTTCAGAAGAAACTGAACTTGAAGAAGGAAAGATTGCAAAAGCACTTGCCGTTGGTGCAATGGCGCTTGCTTCCATGGGCGCAAAGGCTCACACTGACACAACAAAGTCAGTGGCTCAACTTGCTCAAGAACGCCCAGCACTTGCACAGCGATTGCATGATATTGGTGCGTCAGGTCAAGTTCCAGCATCAGATAAGCGTGCTGCTGAATTGCAAAGAAAGCAGGATCAAGAAATGCCAGCCTCTGAGCGTCGTGCGAAAGAGTTGAAGAAAGAAGAAGTCGAATCAGTAAACGAAGACCAAGCCGCTGATTGGCAAAAAGTCCAGAGCATGGAAAAGGGTTCAATGACTGGCGGAAAAGATGCAATGAAAATGCATCTATCGTATTTGAAAGCAGTTCACGCTCACCAAAAGAAATACGGTTTGGATACAGCAAAAACTAAAAAGAAAATTGGCGATGTGAGCAGAAGTTTAGTTCAGATGGGCGAAGAAGCCGAACAGGTTGATGAAGCCCAAAAGAAACTCAAGCCATCTTACTGGAAAGCAGAGTGGCGTTTAGGCACACAATCTGAAGTTGATAAAAACAACAAAAAGATCTTTGATAAACTTGCAAAAACTGATCCAGTCAAGGCTTCAGCATTCCATGATAATCTCATGAGAATGAAGAAGAAAGATGTGAAGGAAGAAGCCGAGCAGGTTGATGAAGCCAAGAAAACAAAGAAAGAGAAACTAAAAACACTTCTTTATCGCAACAGATCAAATGTAAGGAAATTCGGCAAGGGCGCAGGTCTTACCACTGCACAAAAAGCGGCAGCAAGAAGAGCCATCGCAAATGAAGAAGTCGAGCAAACAGACGAAGCTGTTCGTATTGTTGATGCTGAAAGAGGTTTGATTAGGAAATCAAATGTCAAAATCCGACCATGGTCGTTCTCGGCATCAGATGCCAGAGATCGTCTCGCTCAAGCAGCAAAAGAGCGTCGCAAAATCACAGGTGAGCCAGGTGTCAAAGGATTCAATAAAGATATTGGTTATGCCCCAATCAAACACATGGACACTGGATATGTTAGAGCGATAAAGAAAGAAGATGTCGAGCAGGTTGATGAAGCCAACATGCGTTTTGATCCAGAGGCTGCTGCTCGTCCAAAGTCATCTGATGTCAAGAACTTTTTGAATCGAGATAAGAATGCTCGTGCTGGTGCTGCTTCTAAGAAGTATATTCGTCGCATGACAAAACTCGGTGGTCTTGGTCCAAATCAGACTAAAAAAGACACTGAAAAACATATGAAAGATTATTTCGAAGAAGTTGAAATCTCAGAAGCATCAAAAGAAGGCAAATCTGTAATGTACGGTATGCGCGCTTCAATGAAAGCAATGGATCTACGACATGGCGTTGATTCAGACAAGCGTGATGCTGGATACAAGATGTCACCCGCTGTTCGTGCTGCTCAAGCCAAGTCTGATGCTCTTTCTAAGGTTGAAAAACCAGTGCAGGCAGGAACTCTTGCTGCTCTAAAACGAAGAGAGATGAAGAAAGAGGCAGTAGATCCAGGTTCTATGAAAGTGGTAAATAAGAAAGTAAAAGCTGCTGACAAAATGATCAAAGCAGCAAAAGGTAAAGTGAATAAAATTGATCTAAAACCAACTCTTGATCTAGACAGTTATAAGGATTGATCAATGCTGAAGTTCAAACAATTTATAAACGAAAGTGTTGACGATACTATTGATACCGATAGTCGCAGACTCTCAGAAAATATGGAAGCATTCAATGATGAGCTCGATAATCTCACATTGAAGCCATATCAAAATGCTCCTGTGTTTTTAGCGCAGTTGCGTGGTGTTTGTGAGCGTTATGGAATTCAGATTCCTCAATCAGCAACACCTGAATTCATGAATCTTGGTGCTGAGTTAGTATACTCTCTTGGCACTAGTGGGTTTCATCTTTACATTGTATACGATACGCATGAAGAAGATGGATTTGTTGATGGTTATGCGCAAGTCGTTTCAAGTGATGAATTGCAAGATTTGATGGGCATGTCTGTTGAGGACTTGGCTGGTGAGAGAGAAGCAATGCTTATTCCACCAAATACCTATCGCAAGAGAGATGATGACGCAGGCAATAGCGACGAATACTAATATATGTTTTTTGATGAATTGAATGAATCGAATATTTTATTATATGCAGCCAAGTGCTATGATAAGCCAAACTGCATTGATAGTGAGTTCGATGAAGATTATAAAAAACTTCGTTATATAAAGCGATTACTGCATCGATATAGAATTACAGGAGAGTTGAAGGAAAGACTTATTCTTAATCATCTTGTAGTTGCTCAAAATGTTTTTGGCATTATACCGTGTACTAGAATGTTATTTTTATGTATTGATGAAAAAGATTATAGTGCTCTTAAAACGTTTCTCGTTTACACATCAGCGATGCCAAAGGTGATACAAGGGATAAGAGGTGAAGACATAATCTCAAGTGATATTGAATTAGACAATAGAATTGTAAGTGTTCTAAGAGATCTTTAGTTCATAGCGGACATACTGATTATAATAGAAAATAAAGACAAAATCAAGTAATGAAAAAGTTTAACGAATTCAATGAATCAATTGCAATGAGTGTCGGTAGTGGCGCTGTAGCAGGAATGCCAACAGCAACTCCAGCAGAGCAAACTCCAGTTGGTTTAGGTAAAAAGAAAAAGATGCTTCGTCGCATCACACCACATGATATGTTTGGTGGAATTCCAGTATTCAAAGTTCGTTCTGAAGACTATCAAAAGGCAGTCTTGGGAAAGAAAAAGTTCAAGCACTATACATCCTATGTCTCTGGTTCGTTGGGTGAGGATGTTCGTGATTTCGCCGCGCAAAATCCATCTTCTGGAATAATTGTTCAAGATGAGATCACTGGCGCAATGTTTTTTCTGAAGCACGGGAAGAAATGAAATGAAAAAAATCGCTTTCTTACTTGCTTTGTCATTTACCCTACTTGGGTGTGAAGATACATATAGATATCCATGTCAAGATCCAGAGAATAAAGATAAAGCAGAATGCAATCGCCCAATATGCGAAGCCGATGGCATGTGTTATGATACATTAAATGGTTTGCCACCACAACCAGTTGTTGAGCAAACTCCAGTTGAAGAACCAGCAGCACCTGCTGCAGATTGTAATTGTGAAACTACAGGAGAATAATTATGTTTAAGGGTCCACGTTATACTGAATCAGAATTGATGGCTCGATTGAAATTCACGGTCGGTCTATCATTGGCATTTACATTGACAGGAATTGTGTTTGTAGTTCTCTACTCACTTATCTTTGTCACACAGCCAATGCAGCAATCGCCAAATGACGCAAAGTTTTTTGAGTTAATTACACCAATCGCAACATTTTTGACAGGTATCCTATCAGGTATCATGTTAGGTAAGAGTGAAAAACAAGATATGCCTGAAGCACCAAAGGCTCCAGAACCACTCGAAATTACTCCTGCTGATCTAGTCCCAGAACCTCCAACAGAACTTGCACCATTAGTTGTTGCTGCTGCTGTCGGTGCTGCTGGAGCCACTGCTGTTGCTGCAGCAGACGATGAAGAAGATCATATTGCCTGAGGTGATTTATGAGTTTAGCGGCATTACAAAAGAAAATTGGAGTAACAGCTGACGGTGCATGGGGTCCAGGAACTCTACGCGCTGCAGCCGCTTACTATAAATTATCACCAACCAGAGCAGCACACTTCTTTGGGCAAACTGCTCATGAGACTGGTGGCTTTAAGGCGTTTACTGAGAATTTAAACTATGGAGCCAAAGGTCTCCGTGGTATTTTCGGTAAATATTTTCCAACAGATTCCATTGCTTTACAATATGAGCGCAAGCCAGAAAGAATCGCAAATAGAGTTTATGCATCACGCATGGGTAATGGACCAGAAGCATCAGGTGATGGTTGGAAGTATCGTGGTCGCGGTGCACTACAATTGACAGGCAAGGACAACTATCTTGCTTTCTCAAAGTATTGCAATCGCCCAGATGTAATGACAAACCCAGATCTCGTTGCCACTGAGTTAGCATTCGAATCTGCAATGTTTTTCTTCGAACGAAACAAACTCTGGAGCATCTGTGATCAAGGAGTGAATGATGCTACGATATTATCCGTTAGTAAAAAAGTTAATGGTGGTACTCACGGCTTGGAAGATCGCAAGACTAAGACGAAAACGTACTTCGCTCAGTTAAGCGCACCTGCTGGAGCAGCACCAAAAGTTGTAGCACCAGTACCAGCAAAAGCAGCAGCACCTGTGGCTCCTGCTGGTAAAGTTTCCCCTGAAATGCAACTCTCTGAACATTTCAATCTAAAGGAATTCACAAAATCGGAGACTGCGATTCGTAAGAGAATTGATAATACACCAAATGCTGAACATGCTCAAAACCTCAAAAACGTCTGCGAAAAAATTCTTGAACCCGTTCGTCGTCACTTTGGCAAGCCTGTTCGTATTAACAGTGGCTATCGTGGTCCCGCTCTTAATGCAGCCGTCGGCGGAAGCAGCAAGTCTCAGCATTGCAATGGAGAAGCCATAGACTTCGAAATCGATGGTTTACCAAATCCAGATCTAGCAAAGTGGGTTGCTGAGAATTGTGAATTTGATCAGATTATTCTAGAATTTTATGATCCAAAAGAAGGTCCAAACTCGGGTTGGGTCCATGCATCATATACTTCTAAAGGACCAAATAGAAAACAAAAACTCACTGCATTGACAGAAAAGGGCAAAACAGTTTACAAGCCAGGATTTATAGCGTAAGAGATGGCAACACTAACAGACATTCTTGGCAGTGAGATGCCACCAGGACCGCAAGGTCCACAAGGTCCTACTGGCGCAACTGGTCCACAAGGTCCTCAGGGACCGCAAGGTCCACAAGGTCCTCAAGGACCAGTCTTTGAACTCACCGTCCAAGAAATCTATGCCTCCAACAATACTGTTGGAAACACAATCGCCAATGTTAATCTTATTCAGTTCGATCTGGAATCTGCGTTTAATGCAGTTGATCAAACGAATAATACAGTTCGTATTGTTACGAGCTCGACCTTCAAGTATTGGGAAGTTGATGATGTTCTAAGATTAACTGCGATTGGTCTCGATACGATCAACTTTAAGTCTGGAAATAATGTTGTAATTGAAGCCAATGCTCAAACTGTTCCGCAGAGCATCACATTTAGTGTTCCGAATGTAGACCTGAAAGTCGCTAAATCGGGCGATACTCTTACAGGTAATCTAAACACTACAAACGTGATCCCAACTTCGGATAACGTCCATTTCTTAGGTAATTCTACAAATCGATATAAAAAGATTCATCTTGGATCAGATGGTCTTCAGGTAGGCTCGGCAAATATCTACTTTGATGGGGTAAGTTTACAAACTACTGCTCCAATCGCATCAAATGTATCCTCTGTTGGTCCTTCTGTTACAGTTGCAAACACGGTTACGACAACGTCGGATTCGGAGGTTGTTATTGATTCATTCCCTGCTGCTGATTTTATTACTGTAAAATATGTTATTCAAGCGAAAAGTGTTGAGGGAATTCATTCCACAGAGTTATTCTGTATGCACGATGGCATGACGGTCTATACGACTGAATACGCCATTCTCATTACGAATTATACTCTCGGAGTGTTTTCTGTTGTTATTGAAGGCGGGATTTGCAAATTGAAGTTTTTCCCAGATAACCCAGATAATAATTTAATCACAATTCGTTTCTTGAGACAAGCACTTTCCAGCTAAAACGCAAATTTTACTAAATATAAAAGCCGATTCGTTCATAGTCGGCACCAGGAGATTCTAAATGGCGACAATGAATAAAACATTTAGTGTTAAGACAGGTCTTGACCTTGCTAATACTATAATTCTCGATTCGAATCGTAATATTTCGAACGTTAATATTGCCAACCTTCATACGATTAATGCGAATACAATCGTAACAACGGGTGGTCTAAACGTTATTGATCAAGCCAATACAGCTCGTGGAACTGCTAACGACGCTTATGCGCAAGCAAATACTGCTCGCGACACAGCAAACGACGCATATGCTCAAGCGAATACTGCTCGTGGTACTGCGAATGATGCATATGCTCAGGCTAATTCTGGATACGCCCAAGCAAACGCTGCCCGCGATCAAGCCAATACTGGTTATGGTCAAGCAAATGCCGCTTATGGACAGGCTAATGCTGCTTACGGTCAAGCCAACGCTGCTTATGCCGAAGCCAATGTTTCTGCCAATACTGTTTCTGTTACAGTTGGTGGTCTGACTCTTAATAATAAGAAACTTTTCCTACAAAACACAAACTCAGTAACTCTCGAGTTGCTGGATGATGGTGTTAATGCAAATCTTGTTATTCGTAGTAGCGGTGGTATTGCTTATGATCAAGCAAATGCTGCGCGCGAACAAGCCAATACTGCTCGCGACACTGCGAATGACGCATACGGTCAAGCAAATACTGCGCGCACCACTGGCAACAATGCGTATGCTCAAGCGAACACAGCACGTGATACCGCAAATGATGCATATGGCCAGGCAAATACAGCCCGCACGACTGCTAATGATGCATATGCCCAAGCAAATACCGCACGAGGCACTGCAAATGATGCGTATGCGCAAGCAAATGCTGGTTACGCTCAGGCAAATGCTGGTTATGGGCAAGCAAATGCCGCTTATGGGCAAGCAAATGCTGCTTATGGGCAAGCGAATGCAGCATACGGTGAAGCAAATCTAAAACTTAACCTAACTGGTGGTACAGTCTCTGGTGACCTTACCGTTCAAGGTAACTTGTATCTAACAGGTAATGCAACGTATATCAACGTTGCGACCGTGAGAGTTAATGACTCGATTATCCAGCTATCAACGAATTCAACTTCTGACGCTGTTGATATTGGTTTCGTTGGTCACTACAGCGACGATGGTGGTACAACTAATCTTCATTCTGGCTTTATTCGTCATGCCTCTGATAATGTATTCTACATCTTTGATGGTTATGCAACAGAACCAAGCAATAACGTAATTGATGTTGCTTCTGCAAATCTTGCATGGTTGCGCGCAAATGTAAATGCTGCATCTCTCTTGTTGCAAGGTAATACAGTTGCGACTCAAGCCAATCTAACGATTGCTAATGATCAAGCGAATGCTGCATATCTCCAAGCGAATACTGCTCGCACTACTGGCAACGATGCATACGCTCAAGCCAATACAGCACGCGACACGGCAAATGGCGCATATGCTCAAGCCAATGGTGCGTACTCGCAAGCCAATGGTGCTTATGCTCAGGCAAATGGTGCATACAGTCAAGCAAACGGTGCCTTTGCACAGGCTAATGGTGCGTACAGTCAAGCCAATGGTGCTTATGCTCAAGCCAACACCTCTGCAAACACGGTTCGTGTTTATGCAAACAGCGCTGGTGAGTTGTCGAATAAATTCCTAAACTTTATCAATACTGCAAGTATTCAAGTCAGTGTTATCGATAATGCTGATGGAAATGCGAATATCTCCTTTAGTACGACTGGCGCTGCTGTTGCTGATGCTTATGCTCAAGCCAACGCTGCTTACGGTCAAGCGAATGCCGCATATGGACAAGCAAATACTGGCTATGGTCAGGCGAATGCTGCATACGGACAGGCTAACGCTGCGTATGGGCAAGCAAATGCGGCATACAGCCAAGCCAATGCAGCCTATGACGAAGCCAATACTAAAGTTGAGACAATTGTAACAGGTCTTGGTCTATCTAATACTGAAGTCACGACTGCAAATGTCAAGACAGTAACGATTACACCAAACATTGCATCTACGACAGTAATTGGTGTCACGAAACTCGTTGATTCGATTACTTCTACCGATACTGCAAACGCTGCGACTGCAAACTCAGTCAAGTGGATAAACGACGTCAAGGTCGATCGTGCTGGCGATACGATGACTGGCAAGTTGACTATCAACACTGCTGGTGAAGGTCTTGAAGTTGCAAATGCAAATGTAACGAATACCTTAACTGTTGAAGCATTGAAGGTTACAACTAACACTGTAACGACAGCTGCTTCGGGTCAAGTTGTGCTCGATATTTTCCCAACAACCGATCTTGCTTCTGCAAAATACTTTGTACAAGCCAATAGTGGTTCAACGTATCACACTACTGAAATTATCCTCGTTCATGAAGGCACAAATATTTGGATTACTGAATACGGTACAATTCAAACTGGTGCTTCATTGGGTACTTTCAATGCGGACATTGATAGTGGAAATGTGAGATTGTTGTTCAACGCTACACAATCAATTAATACAATCCGCGCTGTACGTTATGGCATAGTCCCATAAATATAGTTGGAAAGTAAATCCATTGGAGGATAGTGAATCCGATGAGGTCTGAGTTGCGCATGTGAGTGCATGCGTGTATTTGCCCATCGTTTTCTAACATAATATGGCAAATACGACTAATAAGACCTTCAGCGTTAAACATGGTATTGATGTAGCCAATACCATTGTTGTCGATTCAAGTCGTAATATCACCAACGTTCAATCTGCGAATATCAGTGGCAACTTAACTGTTGGCTCTACAATATTCGCACAGAATATTATTCCATCTTCCAATAATGCATATAGCCTTGGATCAAACACGGCTGTTTGGAAAGATCTTCACGTTTCAAGCAACACCATTTACATCTATTACGGAAATGCAAATGGTTCTCCTCTTGTTGCAACTCTTGGTGCTGATGAAGCAGGTATGCTTACATGGGATGCTGCGCCCATTACAGATCTCACTGGTAACGTCTTTGCTCAAGCAAATAGCGGAACTACTATTCGCGCTAATACATTCAACTTTGTCAATACAGCTAACGTAACTGTTTCTGTCACAACAACAGCAAATGGTGTTGTTAACGTTGCATTCGAATCTCTTGCTGGAGGCGGTGGTGGTACTGGTCCACAAGGTCCTCAAGGACCAAGTGGCGTGGCTGGTCCGACTGGTCCATCAGGAACTGGTACAGGTAATCCTGGATCAACCAGAGATATCTTTATTGGTGATGGTAATACAACTAACTTCGTTTTAACTGTTCCACCAACAAGTGAAGAACACACTCTCGTTTTTGTTGGAACAATTTTGCAAGGAAATGCCGAATATAATATTGCAAATGCTAATATTGTGTTCACGACTGCTCCTGCAAACAATGATGAAATTATTGTTTACACGATTGGTGACTCTGGTCCACAAGGACCAACTGGTCCATCTGGAGTAAATGGTGATGCTGGACCAACTGGTCCACAAGGTCCTCAAGGACCAAGTGGTGTAGCTGGTCCAACAGGTCCATCAGGAACTGGTACAGGTAATCCTGGTTCTACAAGAAATGAATTTACTGGTGATGGAAATACAGCGGTATTTGCACTTACAGTTCCACCAACTAGTGAAGAACATACAATCGTTTTTGTTGATGGTATTGTTCAACCAAACTCGTCTTACAATATTTCCAGTGCAAACGTAGTTTTCTCCACTGCACCAGATAGCAATACTCAAATTATTGTTTACACGATTGGTGATTCTGGTCCACAAGGTCCTCAAGGTGCTGCTGGCGCTGCTGGTCCAACAGGTCCTTCTGGTCCTTCTGGTCCATCTGGTCCGCAGGGTAATGATGGTCCGTCAGGTCCATCAGGTGCAGTTGGTCCTCAGGGTCCATCTGGTCCGCAAGGTCCACAGGGTCCACAAGGACCACAAGGTGTTCAAGGTGATATTGGTCCACAGGGACCGCAAGGACCACAAGGTGTTGCTGGTCCGCAAGGACCAATTGGTCCTTCAGGCGTAAAAGGTGATACTGGTGATTTTGGTGGTGCAACATTTGATTATACTTACCTAACAAGTACATCCAATACAGACCCTGGCGTTGCAAATCTTACGTTTAATAACGTAACATTATCTTCAGCAAATACATTGTTTATTGATTTCATTGATCAATCTACAGCAAATGTGTTTAATTATTTGCAAACGATTGACGATTCAACTTCCTCAATTAAGGGAACATTTAAAGTTGCAAACACTGCAAATGTTCTTGAATTTGCATTCTTTAATATCACAGGTTTGCATGCCGAACTTCCTAATTATTTCGCTGTTCCTATTGCTCACACATCAGGTGTAACCACACTATCAAACTCAACGAATGTTATTATTACATTTGTTCGTACTGGTGATAAAGGTGACACTGGTCCACAAGGTCCTCAAGGTTCGCAAGGACCACAAGGTCCGCAAGGTCCACAGGGTGTTGTTGGTCCATCTGGTCCACAAGGTCCTCAAGGACCACAAGGACCACAGGGTCCTCAAGGATTTAATGGTGATCCAGGTCCGCAAGGTCCGCAAGGTGCTACAGGTAGCGCTGGACCGCAAGGTCCATCTGGTCCTGCTGGTCCGACTGGTCCATCAGGAACTGGCACTGGTAATCCTGGTTCTACTCGCAATGAATTTACTGGTGATGGAAACACCGCAACATTCGTTCTGACTGTTCCGCCAACTAGTGAAGCACATACACTTGTCTTTGTTGATGGTGTGCTACAAGAGAATGTAGATTATAATATCGCTAGTGCAAATATTGTATTCACCGCAGCACCAGAAGATAATACATCAATTGTAGTCTATACAATCGGCGATTCGGGTCCTCAAGGTCCTCAAGGCGTCACTGGTCCTCAAGGTCCTCAAGGTCCTCAAGGCGTCACTGGTCCTCAAGGTCCTCAAGGTGTTGCTGGAGACGCAGGTCCGCAAGGACCACAGGGTCCACAAGGATCAACTGGTGCTACTGGTCCACAAGGTCCACAAGGTGTTAGCGGATCAAGAACATATACTGTAACAAATAGTGGTGCAAGTGCATACACAATTGATGGATCAAATAATCCAACTCTAAATTTATTGCGTGGGTTTACTTACACATTCAGTGTAAATGCAAGTGGGCATCCATTCTGGATTCAGTCTGTTTCTGGTGCGTACAGTTCTGGTAACATTTACAATACTGGTGTTACAAACAATGGCGCTCAAGTAGGCACAATCACATTCGATGTTCCTTATGACGCACCAAGCACATTATATTATGTCTGTCAGTACCACGCATCGATGGCTGGAACAATCAACATCAGCGATCTTGGTCCTGCTGGTCCACAAGGTCCAACAGGACCTCAAGGTCCTCAGGGTCCACAAGGTCCAACAGGACCTCAAGGTCCACAAGGTGTAACTGGTGACACTGGTCCACAAGGACCACAGGGTGCTACTGGTAGCGCAGGTCCACAAGGACCACAGGGTCCAGCAACGACAGTCACCACAAACAGTGGATCAGTTCTTGTCTCTAGCAATATCAATTTCGTTAATACTGCAACTGTCACTGTTTCAACTTCAAACAATTCTGGAATTATCAACGTTGCATTTACAAGTGTTGGTGGTGGCGGTGGTGGTGACGGCAACGCAAACGTCACTGTTTCTGCAACAGCCCCAACAGGTGGTCGTGCGAATCAAGACTTCTGGTGGAATAGTAACACTGGTTCATTGAAGATTTATTACAATGATGGCAACTCAACTCAGTGGGTTGATGCTGTTGTTCCAAGAATTGGTCCAACAGGTCCATCTGGTCCGACTGGCAATACAGAAATTTCAGTAACATCGAATACTGTCGTATCAAATACGAATACATTTACATTGACGCAAAATGTGACTTCTATTGCATCTTTGGTTGTGTCAAAGAATGGCTTGGTTCTTACACCAAACATTCATTATCAAGTTACAAATAACATCGTCACTCTAAACACTGCAGCGCAAGTGAATGATGTTGTAACATTTACGCACTTTAGAAATCTATCGAATTTGATGGCAGTTGGTCCACAGGGTCCACAAGGACCAACTGGCTCGACTGGACCAACAGGTCCATCTGGTCCAAGTGGCGCAGCAGGAATCGGAACAGGAAAAGCAATAGCAATGGCTATTGTATTTGGAGGATAATATGGCTAATCCTAATATAGTCAACGTGACGTCGATTTATGGAAAAACAGCTGGAGTCAATCTGACTTCAAATAGCATGACAACGCTTGTAAATAATGGAGCAGCGTCATCTAAATCATTGAAGATCAATGTGCTCAATATGACAAACTATAGCGGAAACACTATTCTTGTTTCAGTGTCATATTATACTGCTGCAAATCAGGGTGGAACTGAATATAAAATTGCTCATGAAGTCAGTGTTCCAACTGGTACGATATTGACAGTACTAGATAAAGGAACTGGATATTATCTTGAAGAGGATTCATCATTGGCAGTCAAAGCAAATGTTGCAAATTCAATCTTTGCAACAGCAAGTTATGAGGAAATCAGCTAGTCATGACTAGAAGGTATAGAGGTGGCATCATTCGATCATCATTACCGCCAATTGGTGCGGGTAATGTTGTCGCAAGCGGCATTTATAGTGCTGCTGATGTTGCTCAATATGTCGGATCTGGATTTTGGCCATTTGTGATAAGTGGTCGAACGATTGTTCTTACATTTACATCATCCAGTACATGGACTGCCCCAACTGGTGTCACTCAAGTTGAGTATTTGGTTGTTGCTGGTGGTGGTGCGGGTTCGCTTGCTGGCGGAGGTGCAGGTGGATTCAGAACGGGGACATCATATCCTGTAACTGCTGGAAACACTTATACCATCACTGTTGGTGCTGGTGCTGCAGGCGCTGCAGCATTAAATAGAGGCGCAAATGGATCTTCATCAGTATTTGACACAATCACATCTGCTGGAGGTGGTGGTGCGGGTGGTTACAATTCACCTAACGCTGAAGGAAATGGTCACGCTGGAGGATCAGGCGGTGGCGGTGGTGCAAGATCAGGTATTTACAGTGGAACTGGTGGAGCAGGAAATACACCTACAGTAAGTCCATCTCAAGGAAATAGTGGTGGAAACGGTGCTGACGCAGGAAGCAGTTCTCCAGGTGGTGGTGGGGGTGGTGCAGGTGCTGTTGGTGGAAATGCAACCGCATCACCAAGAATTGCTGGAAATGGTGGTGTTGGAGCATCATCAACAATTTCTGGATCATCAGTAACTTATGCTGGTGGCGGAGGAGGCTCTTCTGCACCAGGAAATCCGAATGGAACTGGTGGAACAGGTGGTGGTGGTGCAGGTGTGTCTAGTGGAACTCCTAATTCTGGAACAACAAATTCAGGTGGCGGTGGTGGTGGTAACTGGAATGGTCCAACAGATAATGGTGGATCTGGCGGCTCTGGCATTGTAATTCTCAAATACACTATGCCTGGAAGTGTGATATCATTTACTAATTCAGCCAGCTGGATTTGTCCAGAAGGTGTCACATCTGTTGACTATCTCGTTGTTGCTGGTGGTGGCGGTGGCGGTGCTGGTGGACCAGCATTTGGTGCTGGTGGAGGTGGAGGGGGCGGTGGTGCAGGCGGATTTAGAACTGGCACTGCATTATCTGTAACACCAGGCACAGCATATACAGTCACTGTTGGCGCTGGTGGTTCTCAAAGCGCAAATGGAAATGATTCTGTTTTTTCAACGATTACAGCGACTAAGGGGGGTCGTGGAGGTATTCCAGATGGATCTACATCATCAGCATCAGGTGGATCGGGTGGTGGAGGAGGAGGTCTAAATTTAGCATTTACACAAAATGGTGCTGCTGGAAATACACCGAGTACATCACCATCACAAGGAAATAATGGTGGAAATGGATTTGGAAGTGATTCAGACGCTGACGTTCAATGTGGCGGTGGTGGTGGTGGTGCAAATGCGGTTGGTTCAAATGGTGCATCATCGGCAGGTGGAAATGGTGGCAATGGAACTGCATCTTCAATCACTGGCACTTCTGTAACTTATGCTGGTGGTGGTGGTGGTGGAAAAAGAACAAATGCTGGCTCTCCAAATACTGCAGGAACAGGTGGATCTGGTGGTGGTGGTAATGGCGCAAAAGCATCAACAGGAAGTGCTGGCACTGCTAATTTGGGTGGTGGTGGTGGTGGTGGAGGTGGAAACTCACCAACAAATGGTGGTGCTGGCGGTAGTGGTATAGTCATTCTCAAACTCAATTAGTATAGAGAAAATAAATGTCTGAACCAATTATTCGAACAACGCAAGTCGCAAATCTAGAAACAAATTTAGGTTCTGCTGCAAACACTGTGCGCATTTCGCAAAATAGTTCATCAACTCTTTCTGCAAAACAATTAAATTTTGTAAATACAACAAACGTCTCAATTACAGTGAGTGATTCTGGTGATGGAAATGCAAATATTTCCTTCGAGGTTGCTGGTGGATCTTCTGGTCCATCTGAATCATTTCATCCATTCTTACTTGGTTTATAAGGTATATTCGAATGCCACAAACATATAAAGTATTAGGTCAATCTGCTCCTGCAGCAAATACAACCGCAAATGTTTACACAGTTCCTGCTGCAACGCAAGCTGTTGTTTCTTCGATCATTGTGACGAATAGAAACAATAATGCAAACGCAACATATAGAATTGCTGTTCAACCAGCTGGTGCTGCATTAGCCAATCAACATTATATTGCATATGATTCAACAGTGACTGCACTCGATTCGATTGCACTATCACTCGGTGTCTCAATGGGCAACACGGATGTATTGTCTGTCTATTCAGCAAACGCCAATATTTCATTCAGCGTCTTTGGTGTAGAAATTACCTAATATGGCAACGAAAGTCTTTTCATTAGCATCGCTCTCTGCTTTCGGATATTCTCCGACGGGCAGATACAATGCATTGAATCCAAGCAGGATTATAAATCCAGCATGGAATCTAACAAAAACTATTGTTTTGACATTCACATCATCAAGCACATGGACTGCTCCAACTGGTGTCACTTCTGTCGACTATCTCGTTGTTGCTGGTGGTGGATCTGGTGGAACAGCCTATGGCGGCGGCGGAGGAGCAGGTGGCTTTAGAACAGGGACAGGTTTAGCAGTAACCGCTGGAAATACATACACAATTACAGTTGGCGCTGGTGGCGCAGCTAGAGGCGCAAGCCCATCATATTTTACTGGAGACCCAGGATCTGCTTCTCAATTCAGCGATATTGTTTCTGCTGGTGGTGGAGGTGGTGGAGCTATTCCGAATAACGGCGTCGGATTAAGTGGCGGATCTGGTGGCGGCGGTGGATATTATTCTGAAATAGGCGGAACTACATCAGGCGGCGCAGGAAATACTCCTGCAACTTCACCATCACAAGGTAATAATGGTGGCAGCGGGGTCAATAATCCATTTTATGGTGGTGGCGGTGGTGGTGGCGCAGGGTCTAGTGGCGATAATTATATGCCTAGTGGACCAGCCGCTGGTGGTTCAGGAATAGCATCATCAATATCTGGATCATCTGTAACCTATGCTGGTGGTGGCGGTGGTGGCACATATACTGGTACTTCTCCTGCTGGTGGAGGTCCTGGCGGCACAGGCGGCGGTGGTCGTGGCGGATTTGTTCCTGGTGTCAGCAATGCTGGTGTTGCAGGAACAGTAAACACTGGCGGTGGTGGAGGCGGTGGCGGCGGTAGTGGTCAAGGCAACCAAAATGGTGGCAGCGGTGCTGGTGGTTCAGGAATTGTAATTTTAAAATACACTATGCCTGGAAGTGTGATATCATTTACTAATTCAGCCAGCTGGATTTGTCCAGCTGGTGTAACATCTATAGACATTCTTGCTGTCGGTGGCGGTGGCGGTGGTGGAAGAGGCGGTGGCGGCGCAGGTGGTTTGGTTTACTCAACATCTGTTGCTGTAACAGCAGGAAACACATACACAATCACAATTGGTTCTGGTGCGGCTGGTGCATCTTCTGCTGGAGGAACACGAGGTTCTCGCGGAGGTAACACTACTATATCTGGCACAGGATTTACAACAATCACTGCAGTGGGTGGTGGTTCTGGCGGCGTCCATGGAGATGCAACAAACTCTACTGGTCAAGACGGTGGATCTGGTGGTGGCGGTGGACCATATGGTGGAAATCGTCCTGGCGGTGCTGGTGTTTATCCAGGAAGTTCATTTATTAGTTTGACAAGACAAGGATATAATGGTGGTGCAGGACTTGAGAATGGAAATTTTCCATCTGGTGGTGGAGGTGGTGCAGGTGCTGTGGGTGCTGATGGTGCTGGTGCTGCGGGTGGTAATGGTGGAAATGGACTAGAATATAGCATCACAGGCACTTCTGTAACATACGCTGGTGGTGGCGGTGGTGCAAGAGGATCAAGTGGTGGAACAACAGATGGTTCTGGTGGGACAGGCGGTGGTGGAACAGATGGTGCCAATGGAACTGCTAATCTTGGTGGCGGCGGCGGTGGGAAACTGTACAATGCTGGCAATGGTGGTAATGGTGGTTCTGGCATTGTAATTCTCAAACTTAATTAACAAAAATAAATAGCATATGGCAATTAATTTTCCAAATTCACCAAGTCTAAATGACACATATTCCTACGGTGGTAACACCTGGCAGTGGGATGGTGAGTCTTGGACGTCTTTAGGTCAAACACCAGATGCTGGTCCTCAAGGACCACAAGGACCATCAGGTCCAGCTGGTGCTGGTGCAGATTTATACATCACTGCAAACAGCGCATCGAATACACTAACCAACACAATCAATTTTATTAATACAGCAACAGTAACAGTTGCCGTATCAAATACTAATGGAATTACTAATGTAGCATTTACAAGTCTTGGCGGTGGAGGTGGTGGTGGATCGGGTACAGGTAATCCTGGATCCACGCGAGATATCTTTGTTGGTGATGGTAATACATCCATCTATTCATTGAATGTGACGCCAACGAATGAAAATCACACATTAGTCTTTATTAATTACATTCTTCAAACGAATACATCTTACAACGTTGTAAATGCAAATATAGAATTCACATCACCACCACCAACCAATTCTGATATAATTGTTTACACAATTGGTGATTCAGGTCCGCAGGGTCCGCAAGGTGTTGTTGGTCCGCAAGGTCCTCAAGGAAACTTTGGTCCACAAGGTCCACAAGGTCCTTCTGGACCAACAGGTGCTGCTGGTATTGGTACTGGCAATCCAGGAGCATTTCGAGATGTGTTCACTGGCGATGGAAATACAACAACATATGTTTTGAATGTATCGCCAACTAGTGCAAATCACACACTCATTTTCGTTGATGCTATTTTACAATCTAATGCAGCATACACACTCGCTAATAACGATGAATTGATTTTTAATGTGGCACCAGATGCAAATACTAAGATTATTGCATATACTATTGGTGATTCTGGACCTCAAGGTCCAACAGGTCCATCAGGATCTTCTGGATCGGTTGGACCTCAGGGACCACAAGGTCCACGCGGAAACCCATCAACATATGATATATTCACTGGCGATGGCAATACTCTTAATTTTGTATTAAGCACCACACCAAATAATGCAAATGGTGTGCTTGTATTTGTTGATCGTGTTCTTCAAAGAAATGTTGATTATTCTGTTAATAATGCAACAATTGTTTTCGTTTCTGCTCCAGAAGCAAACTCAGTTGTTGATGCATATACAATTGAAGGCGCAGGACCACAGGGACCACAAGGTCCTTCTGGTCCTGCAGGAACTGCAAATATTAGCGCAACCACCTCAAACACTCAGATTGTATTTAATCTTGATGGGTCGCCAAAAAGTGTATCTAATCTAACCTTTAATTTAAATGGAAACGTATTTTCTGTTTCCTCTACGTTGACTGCAAATGTATCGAATAATAACGTTACTGTTGGTAATAGTGTTTATGTAACTGGAGAAGTTAGTTGTAATAATCTAGTTGAAACATCAACAATTGCAATTAAAGAAAATATTAATCCGATTAATGATGCACTATCAGTTATTAAGCAGTTACTCGGTGTAACTTATAATAAGATAGACCATGAGAAATTAGAAGCAGGATTGATTGCAGAACAAGTAGCGACTGTTGCTCCAACACTGGTCTCTTATGATGAAGATGGAAAACCAATTGGTGTATATTATACTAAAATTACTGCGTATTTGATTGAGGCTATAAAGCAGTTAGAAGAACAAGTTAAGAAATTAGAGAACAAATAAGATGGCATTACTGAAAAATACAATCATTGATGGTCACCTTACTCCAGCAAACAATGAGTTGTTTGATATTGGAACTGCTAATGGTCGTTTTCGCGATATGTATCTCAGCGGTAGCACGATTAATTTAGGTGGTGCTAAACTCTCTATTGATGCAAATACAGGAACTGTTGCCATTGTTGGCAAACCAACTGCAAATACACCAAGTCCAAAGGCGTTGATTATTACTGCAGAAGGTAAGACTGCTACTTCGAATACAACGAATGGTGAAATCAATATTGCAGAAATTCAAACTGCAGTTTCTTCGAATGTTGGGTTTGGAGGAGATATTGCTGACCTGAGTTCTGTTGATAAGTTTCCTCCAGAAATATTAAATTTTACACTTGATTCGCATGGTATTGGTTCAACAGGATCATGGTCATGGTCTTGGCTTTCAAATGGAAATCCATATAATCGAACACTCACGTCAAATACTTTAGATCCAGCCATCACCATTCACAAGAAAGGTAGATATGTCTGGACAAATAAAGCAAGTAATTTAAATGTGACCGCTGTTGCTAACGCAACTCATATTCACAATGCGTTTATTAAGTGGATTCCTGGCGCTGGTAATGGTAATCTAGTTGATGGTGTTGTTTATGGAAATACAACTATTAATGGGAATACTGTACAAACTTTAACCTGGAACATTCCAGAGACTTTCGGTGCAGTTTCTCCAACTCTCAATGCACCAAATGTGAACATTACATTTGAAGGAATGATGAGTCATCAAGGAAATGCAGCTGCCCCTGCGCACTGGCATGTCGATGAGAGCCACAACTTTAATGAAGAAGTGATTGTTTATCGCGGTGGAACTTATCGTTTTCAAGTAACTGGAAGCGAATCAAATCATCCACTGTATATTACGACAAGTAACGCAAACAGCTTTTCGTCTGGTGCGTATGTCGGTGAGTATACAACTGGCATTTCAAATAGTAGAGCAACTTCTGGGAATACTCTCACTTGGATTGTCGCAAATAATGCTCCGAACACTCTCCATTATCAATGTGGGAATCACGCAGCAATGCGTGGTAATATTATCGTACGAGATTTACAAGTTAATCTATCTGGAAATGGTATTCCAAAGGTATATTTGCAGCATCTTAAAAATGGAATGTATAATGAGATTATTATAGACGATCCAATTGCTGGCGATCTCGCGATGTCTTTCCTTTGGAAAGACGAAATAACAGGTAAATGGATTCCAAAGAACTTTGTCGATTATGCAAATACAACCTCAGAGTTTATCAACTGGGTTGCGGGTCAGGCTGATGCTCGAATTGTAGCAAATAAACCAACCTTTGAGCGCCACTTTCATAAAACAGGGACGTTAACAGTCAGTGCTGGAACTCAAAAATGGTACGTTCCAGGAAACATAACTCTCACCTCTGTAAAGGCAAGATTAGAAACTGCTCCTGCAGGATCGAATGCACGATTTGTTATTGTGAAAAATGGTGCTAACTTTATCACCTTAAATATTACATCAACTCAATCATCCTCTGAAACCTATAACGTTGCTGCAAATATAAATAATGGAGACTATATAACTGTTGATACTGCAGCTGCAGGATCAGGTGTCCCTGGAGCAGACCTTACTGTAACTTTCTTGTATACTAGGAACTAAACATGGCAATTACAACTCGTTTTGTCGGCGGTGCTTTTGAAGCTCTAAATGATGATCAAGTCATCGTATATCAACCATTTAAACCTACTTCTACTGGTGATCAGCCAGCGTGGGCAGATGAAGCAGAAGCCATGGCGTGGTGGGAAACAGTAAAAACAATGAATGGTGTTACAGAAGAAACACCACCTGCAGAATAAGGAGTCATAGCAATGCCAGAAATAGCAGTAAACAGAACAAATACTAATATGTTCGCGCTCATTGAAGACGCGAATCTTTCTAGAAGCCGAATCTTCATCGAAGGTCAGGGTTATGACACCAACACACTTTCACCCCTTTGGATGCAAAAGTATCATTTCAATCATAATGAATTGTATACCTTTACGAGCCCAGACAGTTTTGTAGACTTTGGTCCAATGGTTTTATCTAAAGGTGTTGATCAATCTTGGGGTAATGGTGATTCCCAACACTATGATACTGGCTTCATAGATACTCGCTGGCGTTCAATGGATTTTCCAAATTTTCCAGTAAGAAAAGGTTGGAAAACTGCTGGTGGAAAGTCTTATTATTCAATTCCTGGAAGAACCACCATTAACAGTGGTGACAATTATAACAATATTCACGTAGTTGCTGATGATGCAACATTAGGAACATCTTATCAGTCAGGTAATTATGAAGGTGCACCAAGTCAATTCATATTTGAAGATGTGTCAAATAATAGAATGTGGGGATTTCACAGTAGTCGTCCAGAGTTTGATCGTGTAGTAACTTGGTCAGGTTATGAGGCGGGAACTCCTTCTGGTGTAACTCGTCCGCTAGACATGCAAAACTATCGCTTTTTCTTTATGGGTCGTGACGATGCGGGATTCTTGTTTTTTGTTGCTGTTGAGCATGGCGGATTTAGCAGATATAACATTTATAAACTAAATGCATCTTCAACTGCATCAACAACAGTCATAAGCAATAGTTACAGAAATTACAATACCAACTACATGAGAAGTTATCCAAGTAACATTCGTCGTGATAGTGCAACTCGTCGTGTATTCTACAGTAGTCATTTTGAAGGAACGTATGTAGCATTGTCTCCAGTTCGTTACGTTTGGAATCCTGCTGATGGTTCTATTGCTGCAGCTAACTGCACAATGACTTATTCTGGTGCTGAAACATATGCAACTCATGCTGCAGCTTATACAACTGATGGTGCTGATGGATATCAACGTAATAGCTGGCGCATGCAGCCATGGCAGTTTACTGTTGGCGGAACAAACTATATCACATTTTGGCTCGTAGACAAATCTGCTGCATTTGGTAGTGGTGCAAGTCGTTGGAGTAGTGCTGCAAAAAGAACCATGATGACATATTCAATTGGTTCTGGAACTGGTGATGATGTTCTAACCTTCCACAGTAAAGTTACATTCTCTAGCGTCAATGATATTCCAAGAGGATTGATGCCGATGAATGATGCTGGAACTCAAATGGCAGTTCCGATTACTGGAAGTTTAAAATTCTATACATTTAATTCAACTGATGGATGGGTTGCAACTGGAACTTATCCTACTGAGTTTAGAATGATTGGATTGGATCAAACGAATCGTCTTTGGGGTTCAAGCCGCGAAAAGGGATATCATACGATCCACGCAATTACGCCAACGTTACCAATTACAATTAGTGTATTGATGGCAAATACAAGTTATGTTTATACTGGAAATTCAATCTCTACAACTGCGAATGTCAATGCTTATAATAGCAATGGCGAACGTGTTGCAGCAAATGTATCTCTCTCTATTGATGGGAATGGAATGATTTTCACTGCAAGCAATAGTAAGAATACAACAGTGACAACAAGTAACTCAACAAATACGCAGATTTCGATTACAATTTCTGGTGGTGGATTGAATAATATTATTGCCAGTGTCGACATCTAATGGCATTAGTTGATACACGATTTAACTCATATCAGCCGAACCTAACTGTTTTTGCATCTAATAATGTAATTAAGTTAGGTTCGGTTGTCTCAATTGTTGTTAAATCTTCTGTATCTCCTGGTAGAACCAGTGTTCCGATTAACACCAAAACCATTATTGGTGTTAATTCTCCTATACCAGCTAATTTTGGATCGACTACAACTGTTGCTGTTTATGTAAACAGCACACCGCAAATACAAACAAGTAATGTGGTATATAAAACGTTTTCTGTCTCAGAAAGATTAGTTAATAGTGTAGAAGATAGCCCAAAATATGCAACATTTAATCCGCGAGTTACAACTCAAGTTCGAACTGAATCGTCTAAAGTGGCTGTGTATGTGAGACCTGTTGTTGTTGAAGAATCTAATCGAGTATTTGGTTATCGAATTCCATATAGAAATAATGATAAACTAGTTATAATCTCAGATCGAAACGTTGCGACTGACAGAAAACCGACAAATATTAATGAACGATATGTATTTGTTCAAGATAGTAAAAATAACAGTCCACACACATCTCAACTTAAACTTGATAATAGTGTAATCAAACAAGTTGAAGTTCAAAGTAGAGCAGAACCTAAACGAACTCGAATTAATGAGCAAAGAAAAGCAGTTGTTATAAACACTCGCAGAGAACCAATTGCAATTGAGACAAAGATTCGACCAGTTAATGTTATCGATGATTCCATCGCTGGATCAGGCGGTGGTGGTGGCGGTGGTGGTGCAGGTGGTGCAGGTGTATTGACAGAGTATTGGAGTTAATGAAATCATATGGCTGGCAAATTATCTGGAAATGCAATTGTTGATGGAAGTATTACCACAACGCAATTAGCATCAGATGTTTCTGATGTTATTGCGCAAGGTGGTGGTCCAAAAGTATTATCAATTGCATATGCTAATAATGCACTCGCTGCTGATAATACTGGAAATTCTGTAGTTATTGTTACAGGCACAGGTTTTAATCCTGGTGTTACAGTTTATGTTAATGGCGTGGTTTCTTCTACGGTTACACGCGCAAATGCCAATTCTCTTTCCTTTACTGTTCCTGCAAATACACAAGGTCCGACAGTCCCGTTTTATGTCGTGAATACTGACGGCGGCTCTGCAGTCTATTTCCCAGGAATTACAATATCTGGAACACCGACTTGGTTGACTGGTGCAAATCTTGGAACTGTTTCTCCAAACACTAATGTTTCTCTTGCACCATTGTTTGCATATAATCCTGGAGATATAACCCCAATTTATGCAACTGGTGGCACAGTTGCAAATATTAATAACTACACTATTCATACATTCACATCTACATCATCATTCAATGTTTCTTTTGGTGGCGGAGCAGTAGAGTATCTCGTTGTTGCTGCTGGTGGCGGTGGCGGTAATGACATGGGTGGCGGTGGTGGCGGTGGTGGTGTTCTTGCCAACACAGTCACAGTGACTGCTACAAATTATACAATCACAATTGGTGCAGGTGGTGCTGGTGGAACAGGATATGCATCAACTCCACCAGCTGGTGCGAATGGTGGAAATACATCATTTGGAAACACGATCATTGCAGTTGGTGGTGGTGGAGGCGGGTCAGGTCACAGAACTGATCCTCCATATGTTGGCGGTAATGCTGCTATTGGTGGTAGCGGTGGTGGTTCTGCTGCAAGATATCGTTACTCTGGCGCACCACAATCATTGGGTGCAAATGCAATCGGTATTCCATCATGGCAACGAGGAACTCGTGGTGGTAATTCACCAGAAACGCAAGTCTCTGATCAATACTACGCTGGTGGTGGCGGTGGTGCTGGTGGCAACACTTCACTGGCTGGAATGGCTAACGGTACAATCGACGCTGTGAGTGGAACTCGTGCTGGTCATGGTGGCGATGGATATTCATCAAATATTTCTGGAACATCATATTACTATGCTGGTGGTGGCGGTGGCGGAAGTCATACTGCTGGTCAAGCTGGTAAAGGTGGTTATGGTGGTGGCGGTGGTGGTAGCACTTGGCCAGGTGGCACTGCAGGTATTGGTGGTCTTGGTGGTCTGTCAAATGGGTCAAATGGTGTTGCTGGTACTGGTGGTGCTGCTGGAGCAAACACTGGCGGTGGTGGTGGTGGTGGCGGTCACCAAGCTGTTGGTGGTGCTGGCGGTTCTGGTATTGTTTACATCAAGTATCCAAAAAATGATACCATTGTGAGCAATCTTTCATATACACTTATTTCTGGTGCACTTCCTCCAGGATTAAATCTTGCATCAAATGGTGTAATAACTGGTAATATCACAAACCCACCAAATGCATCAACAACATATAGTTTCACAGTACAGGCTGGTCCTGATCCAGAATTACAGTATACAGAAAAAACATTTAGTCTGACTGTAATTAATCCATCATTAAAAGCGAATGGTGGAACAATCACATATTCTGGTAATTATAAGATACACACGTTCACTTCTTCTGGATCATTTGTAGTTGATGCAAATCCAAACAGCCTCAACGTTGAATATTTGATTGTTGCTGCTGGTGGTGGCGGTGGTGGTTGGGGCGGCGGCGGTGGTGGTGGCGGTGTTGTCACAGGTTCTGGATTTGTTCCAACTGCAAATACAACATACACTGTCACAATTGGTGCTGGTGGAGCGAGAGGAACATCATCATACACTAGTGGTGGAAATGGAGCAAATAGTTCAATCACAGGAATAACTCAAGCTGCTGGCGGTGGTGGTGGTGGATGGTATAATGCAAACGCAGGGCTTGCTGGAGGATCTGGTGGTGGCGGTGGCTTGGGCGAAAGCAGTGGTGGCGCAGGTGGCGCTGCAACTCCAGGACAAGGAAATGCTGGTGGAGCTGGTGGAACAAATATCAGCAGCTGGACTGGCGCAAGAGGCGGTGGCGGAGGGGGTGCAGGAGAGGCTGGATATAGTGGGGCTGCTCCACTAGTCGCAAATACAGGTCGCGGTGGAGCAGGATTAGTTTCTACAATCAGCGGAACGCCTTCTTACTATGCTGGTGGTGGTGGTGGACACGCTGGAAATTCACCACTATTATCAATTGGTGGTGCGGGCGGCGGTGGTGGCGGCGGAAGATATAATTCTGGATCTGGTACTGCTGGAACAGATGGAACTACAAATACTGGTGGTGGTGGTGGTGGTGCTTGGGGTGGTTCAGGAGAACTTTGTGGATTGGGTGGATCTGGCATAGTCATTGTTCGATATTTGATTACATAAAATGGCTGGTAAATTAGTTGGAACAGCAATTGTACCTGGATCCGTCACTGTAGCAAAACTTGCAAATGACGTAAGTGCTGTCATTCAAGCAGGTGGTGGACCAAAAGTTATTTCTGTTGGTTATCCTGGTGACGATACTGCTGCTAATTCTGTTGGTGCACAAACAATCACTGTCACTGGAACAGGATTTAATCCAAATGTCAAAGTTTTTATTGGCTCCATTTCTGGCGGAACAGAAGCACCAACAGTTTCTAGAGCAAATGCAAACTCACTCTCGTTTACAACTCCTGCGTTGACTCAGGGTCTTTATCAATTATATGTTGTGAATTCTGATGGTGGTGTTGGAACATTCCCAAGATTTCAAGTATCTGGCGATCCAGCATGGGTAACTTCATCATCATTAGGTCAATTTGTCGTTAGTGCTGGAATGAACAAACAACTTGAAGCGATATCCGACTCAACAATCACATATACTCTGGCTAATGGAAGTTCACTACCAGCAGGAACAAGTCTTGCTTCTAATGGATTAATTAGTGGAACATTAACTTCTCCACCAGGAGCAGAGACAACTTACAATTTCTCTGTTGTCGCAACCGACCAAGAAAATCAAAATTCAGAAAGAGCATTCTCTTATACTGGAATTTTGTTCACATTCTCGATTTCTCCTGCTGTAAATGGTCAAAGCAATATCGCTCTTACAACAGGCTCAACGCTTAATCTTACAACAAACGGTGCGTATACAATCACCCCTCTTGGCGACTTCAGCGCCAATGTTCAAGTTTGGGGCGCGGGTGGTGGTGGATATGGTAGTGGAACTGGTGGTGGCGGTGGATACTCAACAGGAATAATTGCCTTTAAGAGTGGAGTTCAGTATAATGTAGTTGTTGGCTCTGCTGGCGCCAGCACTCCTTCTGGTCGTGCAGCATCTGGTGCTGGTGCTGGCTCTGGTATCGAATTTAAATCAAACTCAACTGCAATTATTGTCGCTGGTGGTGGTGGCGGTTCTGCAGGTGGTGGTCCAGCAGAGGCTAGAGGCGGTGGTGGTGGAGGTGGCACAACTGGCCAAAACGCTCTCAGTGTGGGAGCAGGTGGTTATGGTGGAACACAATCCGCTGCTGGAGCGGGTGGTAATGGTGGTCGCCGCACTGGCGCTTCTGGATCAGGAAGAAATGGTGGTGGTGGTAATACAGGTTCTCCAGCAGCCGCTGGTGGTGTTGGGTTTGGTAATGGTGGTATCGGTACATACAACGGTGGGGATCAGGGATCTGGTGGTGGCGGTGGTGGTTACTGGGGTGGCGGTGAAGGTGGCGGTGATGCTGGCGGCTTCGGTGGAGGCGGCGGTTCGGGGTACATAAATACTAACGTTGTCACGAGCGGAAATACGCAACAAGCGAATTATCGATGGAGTCCAAATACATCACCAAACTTCCTTTCTACGTTTGGTAATGGCGGTCTTGGTACTGCATCAGGAAATAATGGAGCGATTATTATTACAGGACTTTGATATGAATGATTTTAATATGTTGATGCTTTTTCCTTGTAATGTTATGTTTAAAGAAGAAAGAGGTTTAATTACAGAAAATTTAATTTCTATTTCTAAAGAAATATTATTAAAAAATGCAGAAACACCATTTCATAGTAAATGTATAAGCACGGTTCGAACTAAAAGTGATATTTTAGAATTGTCAGAATTTTCAGGGATTAAGCAATTTCTTGGTAATCTTGTTTATGTTTATTGCGAACAAATGAAAATCGATTGTTCTAAATTGAGTATTTTAGATAGTTGGTTAAATCTATATGAAGAAGGTGGTTATCAAGATTTACATAATCATCATGATTCTATGATTTCTGGGGTATTTTGGCTGCAAAGTTCAGAAGAAAAAGATTTTGTTTTCCAAGCACCATGGCATTTTATGCAACCAAAACTTCCGAATTATACAGAATATAATTTAAATAACTGCCATAACGTAGAAATAAATAGCAATGTGGGTAGAGGAATGGTCTTTATGAGTCATATGTTGCACCGAACTCTACCGACTAAAACGGAAAGAATTAGTTTAAGTTTTAATGTAGGTTAAAAATGGCAATCAATCTATTACCTGGCGATGCAATTGCATCAAATACTATTACCGACACTCAGATGAACTCTGCAACATGGGCGCAAGTTTATGCTGCTCTTGCAACTGCAAATGCGGCTTATGCTCAAGCAAATAGCGCAACAACAGCAGCAGAAAGTGGTGTTTCTCTTGGTTTAGTGATTGCATTATCCTAATCGGAGAATAAAATGGCACAAGTATTTAAGTTACGAGCAGCTTCGCTTACTACAGTTAATGCAAACGTTTATGTTTGTCCTGCGAATGCAACATCCATTGTTATCATGGGACAAATTGCAAACAAAGATGGTGCTAACTCTGCCGACGTAACTATGTACGTTTATGATTCTAGTGAAGCAGCAGCAAAGGCTCTAGTATATACTGTTCCTGTTCCTGCAGATGCAGCAACAACCTTTTTGACAGGTAAATTAGTTTTAGAAGCAAATGATTATATTTTTGGAACTGCTTCTTCAAATAATCATCTAGATGTTACAGTAAGCATTTTGGAAATGACATGACAACACGTTTTATTGGCGCAAGAAGAATTGCTAGTTCCACTGCAGCAAACGTTGCAGGTATTTGGTCACTTGATGATATCACATTCTTTCGCACATATGGATACATCACAGATTCTACTGCAATAACTGTAGTGCAAAATTTTAATTCATCATCTGTGTGGCGTTGCCCAGATGGTGTTACTACTGTCGAGTATCTAGTTCTTGCTGGCGGTGGTGGTGGTGGCGCAGGTGCATATCTTAACCCAGGATTTGGTGCTGGCGGTGGTGGATTTAGAGTAGGGTCTGGATACGCAGTTACAGCAAATAATCTGTACACTATTACAATTGGTGCGGGTGGTGGAGGCGGGAGCATTGGATCATCATCATTTTTTGGTATCTCACCTGCAACTCCTGGTGGAATACAAACAGATGGTGGAGGCGCAGGTGCACCTGGTCCACAAAATGGTGGTTCTGGCGGCGCACCTGCTGGATTAGGAAATCTACCAAACGTTTATAGTCCAGCACAAGGATATAGTGCAACACCAGGCACAGGTCGTGGTGGTGGTGCTGGCGGTCCGAATGGACAAAATGCAATGTCATCAATCACTGGTACTGCGCGTGGATATGGTGCTGGTGGTGGCGGAACTCCACTAGATCCAAACGCAGGAAGTCAAGGTGGAATTTCTCCTGGCGGTGGAGCAGGATATCCAGGTGGTTCTGGTACTGCCAACTTTGGCGGAGGCGGAGGCGGCGGTGGGTATGGTCCGAATGGTGGTTCAGCTGGTGGTTCTGGTGGTTCTGGAACTGTTATTCTCAGATATTCTATGTCAAGAACAGGCGTTGTTGCTTTTGTAAACACAAGTTCATTTATTGGTCCGACTGGTATCACAAGTTGCGATTATTTTGTTGTTGCTGGCGGCGGTGGAGGCGGTTGGTATGGCGGTGGTGGCGGTGCTGGTGGTGTTAGATTCGGTTCTAATTACCCACTAACTGCTGGCAATGCTTATACAATTACTATTGGTGCTGGCGGAGCTGGAGGATATCCAGCAACACCATATGACACTGGTTCAGGTGCAAGTGGTACAAATAGTGTATTTGGGACTATTACCTCTGCTGGCGGTGGTGCTGGTGGAACACCTGGACAACCTGGAGGAACTCCAAACGATGCTCGTGGTCAAGGTGGTTCAGGTGGAAGCGGCGGTGGAAGAACAGCAGGTGGACCAACAGCCAGTGCAGGATCTGGAAATATTCCGTCAGTTTATCCATCACAAGGAAACAATGGTGGCAATGCGACTGGTGGACCAAATCCTGGTGGTGGAGGCGGTGGCGCTGGCGCTGTGGGTGGTAGCACAAGCCCAGCAACACCAACTGCAACAGGTAATGGTGGAATTGGCATTATTTGTCCATTTATTGCAGGTGGCACATTGTACAATGTGTACTTTGGTGGTGGTGGTGGTGGACACACAGGTGCTCTACCGAGAGCAATAGGAGGACCATCAGGTGGTGGAGATGGTGGAGCAGGACCAGCAGCACCAACAACAGCAGGAAATAATGCAATTGACAATCTTGGTGGCGGTGGCGGCGGTGGAAATCCCGCAGGTAGAGGGTCTTCTGGTATTGTAATTTTAAAATTTAATCCGTAAACTTGGAGTGACTTTATGAATGAAGAAGTAAAAATATATCAGTTATATGGAATCAACACAGCAATGCACCTACTTCGTCCAGGTGCTCGTTGGGAAATCAGCAATCGTGATATAACAATTTGGGAAGACGAGAGACCGCAGCCAACGTGGGAAGAAATAGATGATACGATGGAAAAGATTAAGCAGTTTGAAGATTCAATAAATACAATCTGGACGAAAAAACAAATTCAGGAAATCACAGGCGTTTTTGAGTCTGAAGATTTCGAAGAAGTGAACGAGTACAAATCTAAGGAGTAATGTAATATGGCACACTTTGCAGAGTTAGATGAAAATAATGTTGTAAAGAGAGTTATTGTTGTCGGTAATGATGACACATCTGATGCGCACGGTGTTGAGAAAGAACACATCGGTGCAGCATTCTGTGAACGTCTACTTGGCGGCACATGGAAGCAAACTTCTTACAACGGAAATATGCGCAAGCGTTATGCTGGTATCGGTTTTGCATACAATGCAGAACTCGATGCATTTGTTCCACCAAAACCATTTGTATCTTGGACGTTGAATAACACGACAGCGGATTGGGAAGCACCAGTTGCAAAGCCAGATGATGGGAAAGCATATATTTGGAACGAGTCAACTCTTTCTTGGGAAGAGGATTCTGTTCCAGCTTGATCTATTTTAATCATGGAGTTATATTATGCAAATTATATCATTATTTCCGACTGCGGTTGGAATGTTTCATCTGGGTCGAGATTTAACTGAAAGTGAGAAAGGTGCTCTATTAGATCTTGAAATGAAGCCCAACATGGGCAATACAACAAGCGCGGATAGATTTATTCTTCGAAAAGAAGAACTTAAAGATCTCCGCGCTTTTATTCAGACTTCCATTGATACCTATTTTCAGGAAGTTGTTGCGCCATCAAAAGATGTAAATTTGTATATCACGCAGTCTTGGGTGAATTATAGTAAACCAGGGCAATGGCATCATGCACATGAGCATCCAAACTCATTTCTTTCTGGTGTTTTCTATGTGCAAACAGATAATTCAAAAGATCGAATTTACTTTGAAAAAAATCATTATGATCAGATTTCCTTTCCGACAGATAATTTCAATCTCTACAATTCAAAAACTTGGTGGTTAGAAGCCACTCAAGGAAGATTAGTGATTTTTCCTTCCTCGCTAAGACACTCAGTAAATGTAGTACAAGCCGAACAAACTCGTGTCAGTCTTTCGTTTAATACTTTTGCAAAAGGATTAATAGGTTCGGAAGAGAATCTAACTGCTCTCGAGGTGGGGCAGATCTATAACTAAATAAATGGCAAGAAAACTAAAAGGCGGTGCAGATGGTGATGCTTCTTTCGCCTCTTATGGTGGATCTGGCGGCTCTGGTATTATTATTACCAAACTTAACGGATAATCGGAAAAGAAAATGGCAGAAAAATTACCAGGAACAGCAATTGTAGCAAATACGATTACAACAACGCAGTTGTCGACAATTGTGGTGAATCAGATCTCTGCGGGTGGTGGACCTCGCGTCTCTAGTTTGATCTATCCTGGAAATGACACAGCAGGTAACACTGTCGGTGGTCAAACTGTTTATATCAACGGTGCTGGTTTCGAAACAAATAATGCCATTTATATCAACGGTAATGCCGTTCCTTCAAAGTCATTCATCAGCGCAAGCAATATTTCTTTCACAACACCAGCATTATCCGCAGGCATTTATCCAGTTTATGTGATCAACACAGACTCTGGTGCAACTGCAATTTTTGTTCCAGGTTATATTTCTTCTGCTGAGCCTGCATGGGCGACTGCTGCTGGAAGTTTGAGTGAATCGCAAGATGAACTCAGCGCATGGAGTTATTCTCTATCTGCAACTGGTGATGCTCCAATCACTTATGCTCTTGCTGCTGGGAGTTCACTACCAACAGGAGTTTCTCTTGCTGCAAATGGATTGATCAGTGGAACAATCACATCTCCATCAGGCAATACAACAACCTATACATTTAGTGTTGTCGCAACCGATGCACAGAATCAAGATTCTACAAGACAATTTACTGTTACAACATCAACAGGCGAAGGTGTGTTGTTTGCGAATAATGTTTTATTGATTCATGCTGACGGAACGAATAATCAAAACAATCATACATTCTTGGATTCTTCGAATAATAACTTCACTATTACTAGAAACGGTAATGCAACTCAAGGAACATTTAGTCCATTTAGTCAAACTGGATGGAGTGGATATTTTGATGGAACTGGAGACTATCTAACTTATAGTCCTGGATCAACATTATCTTCTATAGGAACTGGACCATTAACAATTGAAGCATGGGTATATTACACAGGAAATCACTCTGGTTTTCATGATATTTTTGTAACCAGTACTAGTTTAGGAATGTTATTAGATGCAGGAAAACTTCGTTTTTATGGTTTTTCTGCAGCAACAGCTGCAACTAATCTAGTTCAAAATACATGGGTTCACGTGGCAGTTGTTCGACAATCTTCTAATGTGTTTGGTTTTATTGGTGGAACAAAGGTTTTAGATACAACAACCAATGTAGGATTTAGTGGATCAACGGGATATATTGGTTCTTGGACTTCAGGCACTACTGAAAATTGGCCAGGATATATTTCTAATTTAAGAGTTTCAAATAGTGCAAGATATACAGCCAATTTCACACCATCAACAACACAATTTACTTCAGATGCCAATACGGCATTACTTACACTGCAATCAAATCGATTTATAGACAATAGCAATAACAACTTCACAATCACACGCAATGGTGATACTTCTATTCAAGCATGGTCTCCATTTGCTCCAACTGCTGAGTATTCAACAGCAAATGTGGGTGGTGGTGGGTATTTTGATGGGACTGGAGATTATCTGTCAGTACCAGATAATGTCGCATTAGAATCATTTACTGATTTTACTATTGAATTTTGGGTATATTTCAATTCTGTATCAGGCACACAAATTGTTGTTGATAAAGGATGGAATGCTGCAGCTATCAGTCCCTATCTGATTTTCCTGTCGTCAGGTAGTCTCATAGCATACGCTAGTTCTGGATCTACATGGGATGTTTTGAGCGGCAGTTCTTTTGGAACAATGGCAACAGGTCAATGGTTTCATATTGCATTAACGAGAAGTGGAAGTTCGATACGATTATTCACGAATGGCAGTTTGATTACAACTGTCACTAACTCAACGACTTTAATGAATAGTGCCTCTAATTTAGGTGTGGGCGCAGGACCATCTGCGGGAGTTAATCCTCTAAATGGATACCTGTCAGGTCTTCGAATTGTGAAAGGTACTGCTGTTTATACTTCTGCGTTTACTCCACCAACAGCACCACCAACAAACATTGCTAATACATCTTTACTTCTCAACTTCACCAACGCTGGCATCTTCGACCAAACAGCGAAGAATGTAATTGAAACAGTCGGTGATGCCAAAGTTAGCACTGCGCAATTTAAGTATGGTACTGGTTCTATTTCGTTTGATGGTACTGGTGATTATATCAAGATAACCAAGAATGCAACTCTATTAAATTTTGGATCTGGCGATTTCACAGTTGAAACTTGGGTGCGCTTCAATACCGTTGGCGCAGATCAAGCAATATTGGGATCTGATGGCACAACAGGAGCCTATGATATTCTTTACAGAACTGGTGTAGGTTTAGTTATCGGCAGATACAACACAGCATTCGATAGTAACTTTTCATGGTCGCCAAGTATTAATACTTGGTATCACATTGCATGGTGCAGATCAGGAAGTTCACTAAGAGCATTTGTAGACGGCGTTCAAATTGGATCAACTGCAACAAACACAAATGCATATAATGGTGGCACAAATTATTCTGTCATAGGCGCTTCAGATGCAAGTAATACTAGATCATTAAATGGATTCTTAGACGATCTTCGCATCACCAAAGGCTATGCTCGCTACACATCAAACTTCACAGCGCCAACTTCTGCGTTGAAGGACAAATAATGAGTATCTATAAACTCCCTGGTTCTGCAATTCAAGCGAATACGATTAGTGTAACCCAGTTACAAACAACTGTTGTGACTCAAATTCAATCTGGTGCTAGTGGTGGTCCGAAAGTCAAGAGCCTCATCTATCCAAGCAATGACACTGCTGCAAACTCAACAGGTGGTCAAACTGTTTATATTACTGGTTCTGGTTTCGCTGCCAATGCACAAGTTCTTGTGAACGGTGCTGCTGTACCTTCTCAATCGTTTATCAGTGCAAGCAATATTTCTTTCACAACACCAGCACTTTCGACTGGAACCTATCCTGTTTATGTGATCAATCCAGAAGATGGTGGAACTGCGATTCTATATCCAGGATTATTAATTTCTGGTGAGCCAACATGGGTCACGTCAGCAGGAAGTTTAAGTGCATCGCAAGATGAGTTAATTTCCTGGAGTTATTCTCTATCTGCCACAGGTGACACACCAATCACTTATGCGCTTGCAGCAGGAAATACCTTACCAACTGGAATTAGTCTTGCAGCAAATGGGCTAATCAGTGGAACAGTCAGTTCACCAACTGGTAATGCAACAACATATACGTTTAGTGTGATTGCAACTGATGCTCAAAATCAAGACTCCACGAGACAGTTTACTGTCACGACGTCAACTGGAGAAGGTGTATTATTCGCTAATAATGTTCTATTGATTCATGCTGACGGAACGAACAATCAAAACAACCACACATTCTTAGATTCTAGCAATAATAATTTCACCATTACAAGAAATGGTAATGCAACTCAAGGTAGTTTCTCTCCGTTTAGTCAAACTGGATGGAGTGCATTTTTTGATGGTACTGGGGATTATTTAACAGTTGCCGACAATGCAGCTCTGCAAATGGGAAGTGGTGATTTTACTATTGAATTTTGGATGCAACCAACAAGTACTGGGGTAGCAACTGTATTTGGAAAGGGGTTTACTGCTTCAGGTGCTATTTTAATGCAAACACTTTCTACCAGTGGAAGAATAGAACTTTGGGTCAATGGTTCTTTAGTGATAACAGAATCTTCGGGAACATATTCTCCTAATAATTGGTATCATATAGCTGTAGTTAGAAGCGGTACATCACTTGTATTATACAGAAATGGAGTATCAACGGGCTCGGTTACAAATTCCGTGAACTTAAACAGTACCGCGTCTTTGGGAATAGGCGGCGATCCTACAAATTTAGGTTATACTTTTACAGGTTATATATCTAACTTCCGCATGGTAAAAGGGACTGCAGTTTATACATCAACATTCACTCCACCAACCGCCCTGCTCACAGCCATCGCCAACACCTCGCTGCTTACTTGCCAATCAAATCGTTTCAAAGATAATAGTAATAACAACTTCACTATCACTCGTAATGGTGATGTTTCTATTCAAGCATGGTCTCCATTTGCTCCAACAGC